ATTCGGCACAGGTATTCATAGAAGAAGAACGGCTCACCATCATGCTCTTTACCGGTCCAATCCAAAACCATAGTCCTGTAATCTATCGGGAACGTAGGCACAAAACCAAACCAGGTCTTGACCCGTTCAGCTCCGGACTTGAACAGCATAGGCTTATCGATCCCATTCACTACGCCCCAGTCCAGACCATACACAAAGGCATTTTGAATGAAATCTACGATGTCTGTCCATACCTGGATTGCACCTTCGACACTGGCAAGAGGCCGTATCATTTCAGTGTTCTTGCCGGCAATTTCAATAGCCGAATCAAGAACGTGCTTGGCTTCTTCAGCGGGAAGCAGTTCGCCTTCGACTTCTTCATCATCCATATCAGTTTCCTTGGGTTGGGTTTCAGTCTCTTGTACTTCTTCAGCCTCTACAACTTCTTCAGCAGGCTTCTTTTCAGTTTCTTTTTCAGCAGGGGGGTTGGTTGTTTTCTTAGCCATAGTTACTCCATTTCAGATGATAGTCGTGACATCAAAATGATATAGTCGTGATATCAAAATGATATGATGCACGTGATATCAGTATTATATTACAGTGTGGTAGTAGTGTCAAAGCAATTTGTCCTGGATGGCAATATTCATCGAGAAATCTTTTTGAGTGTAAATGTCATTGTCCCGAATGGGTATCTGAATAACAGGATCCCATAAAGGATCGGGTTTCCTGTAATGTAATATTCTATTGTGTTTGTCTTTGTTGATTTTGCGCCAACATTCATCAGCTTCAGCCAGGGTTGTAACATTGTGCTTCTTCAGAATTTCAGCACATCCACAAGTACACTCAAGATTCAACACCGAAGGTCTACCCATGACAACATGATGATCACACAATACTACAGGTCTGTCATTGGCAATACACTTGATGCCTTCATATCCAAAACGGAATGGATGATCATCAGGCAAAGCCACATGTTCAGGATAAAACAAAGGTAAATCTGGATGAGGTGATCTGTAATCCCTAAGTGAGATAACTCGATACACATCATATCCAGTTTCCCAGTTTTGTTTTTTTGTCAGTTCACTCAGTGCTGATCCAGTAGATACCCAATAGGCACCATGTCTAAAGACAGGTGCCTTTATTTTTACTTTGGCCCATATTCTGGGATTTTCGTAAGAATGAGTACCGTACCATTTGGTATCACCAATATAAGGAGCAAATTCATCCAGCATAGTTAGTCCTTGGGTGCCATCAGTGCCTTCGCGTTACTTATAGGAATTTGATGGTCATAGTTGAAATACTTCAAAGCTATATCTACCGGATAATTCATTTCGGTGATGATCTCGTCCACACTATTGACCCATTTCAGAATACGTGCAGCCTGAATGTTAAGTGCCTGGATTGCTTCAGGCATAAAGCGCATATGCAGGTTGCCATTCTCATAGGCTTTGACCTGGAACACAATCTCATTCCAATTGCTATCATACCAATCCTGCCATTGTCCTCGTTTCCATTGTCGGTCCCTGGATCCAAGTCCATTCGTATTGAATCCAAGGTTCCCCATAACGGCGATGATATCTGAGACTATTTCATGTGCTCTATCTTTCAGGTTTCCTTGATCATGATAATCAGAAGCGTGTCCACGGTAATAAGCACCACCCCAGCAGCTGACCACAATGCGGTAATCAAGTCTGTAATGTGTGTAGCCTTCATCTTTTCTGTTATAGCGCCAATTGTTTTTCTGCCATGTTTGCTGATTCGATTTGTACTTGAACACACTCTCAAATACAGACAGGTCATAGAACAATTCTACAATCTGATCTTCGATGTACTGGTTGGCATTCTTGATAGCCCACAACACAACAGCATAAGCATTATTAGCAGTAAACTCGACTGTGTTTCTCCTGGTCAGTTTATCTATCAGTTTTTTGGATGACGAAGTTGTCAATCGGGATGTAATTGCATCCAGTCTCTTAAACAGAATACCCCAGTATTTGATTTTCAAACCGGTTATTCTTTTCTTCAGGGCTGTGCAAACAGTGTCTTTATTTACTGCCAGTTCTCGAAGAACCTCGAAGTCCATCTTGAAGATTGCCTTATAGTTAGATTCCAACAAAGCATATTCTTCTCGATAGGCTTCAACCATTTCTGTGATGTTGGAATTCTTATGCTTCTTGGCAATTTCTGAACCAGTCGGCTCATCTTCAATCTCTTTAGGCTTTTGGAATGTGCCAATCATGTCATCAAACCAGATATCAAACGGATCCTTGATATCCTGTTTGACAGTCCTGTAAGAGTAACCCGCTACTCGTTCCGGGAACCTGATCACCACGATGTCAACGATCGCACGTGATTTCCGGTCAGCCGCTAAGAAGTCATCACTATGGATGACTTCTGCGGTAGCACCTCGCTTCTTCAGCGCTCCATCGATCCACTTGGACTCTTTCCAACGCTGAGGAATAACCAGGTAAGCACGTCTTGCATAACCTTCAGAGATAATCTTTGCAGTCCACTCCTCATAATCACTATATTTCGGATTAGAGAAAATGAAATCAACTGGAAGATGTGATAGATTTTGTTCCCAAAGGTCTGTCCCGATAGGAATGATATCCTTTGACTGTTGCTGTACCAGGATGGGTGACTTCTCAATACTGTACAGTTCAGCATGCTCACATTTCTCTTTAAGGAGTTCCAGCACACGCCCATCGCCGGCACCTATATCCATGATAGAAGTAGCGTCATGAGCAATATGTCGTTTAACCACATTGATCATGTCAATTGTAGTTGGATACCATTCGAAATCCTGATCATTGTCTTTCAGTGCAGTAACCAAATCCATAGTTGTATTGGTCATTTAGCCTTTACAATTTTCAGTGTTCCGTTGGCTACATCTCCCAGCATTTTTGCAATCATCACAGTCTTGCAGAAGCGGTCCCCCTGCCGCTTCATGTGATCCGGAATAGTGTAGCCAAGATCTTTAGCAGTATCTGCCAGTTCTTCGAATCTTTCTTGATACTGGTCATCAGGAATAGGAATAACTACATGTAAGCCGGCCATGATTATTCTAATTTTCTCATTGTATTGGTCAGTGTGAACATACTGGTTGTAGGGAAATGCTCAAGCATCAACTTGATACGATAAACATTTTGCCTGGCAACTTCAAGCGCACCGCTGGCCTGTTCGCGTTTCACTTTTGCATCATATACTGCTGCCATTTCTTCTGGATAATGCTCTTGCATCCAGGCATCTCGAAGCGTGTCATTACTACCAGGCATTTTGCCATCTTTCCCAACTACTTTTCCTTTGACGACTTGCAGCTCCTGTTCAACTTTCATTACCTCAAGACAGGCATTAGTGTAATCTTCATTACAAGAGATCAGTTCATCATAAACTGCCTTGATGGTTCGCCTGTCAATCCGTATCTGTGTAGGTTCTGGAGGTATGGCTTTGTTGTAATCAAAATCAACAATATTGAAATCCTCTATATTACTGTCATCATATATGGCAGTTGTCCAATCACCATAGTACATACCATCGTAATAGATGCAGTCACCTACAATCATCAATCGGCACATACCATCTTTATCTTCAATTTCAAATTTCAAATCAGTAGCATAGGTTCCCTGAAGATATTTCAATGGCCCAAACGCAGGACCAGTTTCTCCCCAATCATCCATATTTTCATCAGGATTTGTACGTCCATGAAACAGAAGTAAATATTGTTTTTCCATCTTATTTTCCTTTATCAATTCTTTCTACAATTTCAAGAGTGATATCATCCCGGCCAAGAGGACCAGTCACCTTTGAGCGCCTGAAGGCTCTTGGGTCATTGTCTTTGACCATGTTTTCAGCCTCATCTGGATTATCAGCTGGTACTTCATACAGTGTTTCAGTGATACGTGTTTCAATTCTACGGACTAGATAGGTTGGCATGTGTGTGTCCTTCTTTCATCCGGATACGAGAAATTTCAATTGCATTTGGAAATTGCAAATCTATTTCACATGACGGACAAACTACTACCAAAGTTTCGTATTCATCTAATGCCTGTTCAAGATAAGTAGCATCTAGTCCAATAGCAAAATGACAGTATCCGCATTCATAAACCTCCAGATGATACTTATCGGTCTGTATTTCACCTAAAAAGTTTACGTTCAATCTTCACCTTTCAATGACTTGACAGCATGCTCCATGGCCAACCAGTAACATTCCATCAACGCTTCAGACTTCATCATTTTCTCAGCCACATCTTCCAGCTCTAAATCCTGGCCACCATAACTATCGACCTCTGCCCTATCAATATAGGTCAGCGGGAATTCGGTTTCTGTTTCAGGATCTGAGAACTTCTGATACAGGTGAAAAATGATTTCTTCCAGTGCTTCACGTGTCAGTTTAGGACTGTTGTTGTGCCGTAGTGAACCGATAATGGTCCTGAGAAACTCAGGATCTTCTTCGTCCCCCTCCCAAGTTGTTAACCAACTTGAGAGGGTGTCATCCAACCAGGCTCTTATTTCATCATTCATTTAGATTCTGTTTCCGCTTCAATATAAGGATAGATTTGCATTTCAGGAATGCCATGACGCCCGCCAATCCGGACAACACTATCCATGATGTCATGTAAATCCTGATAGTCACCATCATTATCATGACCATCAAAATCTATACCCAAAACAGTAGATACCATATCGCAAACAGCACCTTCAAACTCGTCAATCTGTTCGATCTGTTTGAGAGTCAGTTCTTCTTTAGCACATACATCTTCAACTTTAATCTTTGTCATGGTTACTCCGTGAAGGAACCACCAATCGTATTGGCATATTCTTCTACAGTGCCACTTTCAAAAAGACTCTCAAGCATCTGTAATAGATCATGGCTGACACTACCAAGCAGCTCGAGGTATTTCTGGTCATCCATTGTTCGTCCAATGCGTTCTTCAATCTTTTCTTTTGTCAGTGCGCCAAGAATTTCAGCAATTTCCTCATCCTCGTGTACAGGGTTATACAATTCGTGATATAGATCTTTGTAATGTTCACAAACAAAAGCACAAACTCTTTCAGCTTCAGGAGGATAGACTCTAGGATCAGGCATCTTCTTCCTCGTCTATTTGTTCATAGGTTACACCTACTGCGCCATCAGGATATCTACCTTTAGGGTAAATATTTTCAGCATCCAAATCCAATCCCTCTTTGCATGCTTCCCAGGCTTCATCAGCATCTTCCCCCCAACCTACTCCACAAATAACAAACTCAAAACATTTATTCGTCATTTTGTTTGGCCTTCACAACAGCATCATAGGGCTTCATGCCATCCTCGTACCAATCTTTGAAGTTGCAATCTGACAGATCGTGAATACTACATCCATATTTCGCCTGACAAATCCCATCCAACTTACTCATCCAGTCATCATAAGAAACGGTAGACGCTTTTGTTTTCTTTCCTGTAAATTTTGGACTAACATCATCCGGACGAGGATATTCACCATCTGATTCCTTGACCTGGCACCGGCAAAAGACACTCGTGTTACGAGGTACCCGATAACTTTTTGGTCGGCCATTCTTGTCCTTTTCAGTTTTTGAAAATCTCTCAACAAAGGTTGTGATCTTGACCCCGTGTTCACCCTTTTGCACCTGCATCCCCTGTGCTTTCCAGCGCTTGTAGGTAAACCAGTCTACATAAGGTTGACATTCACAACCCCTAGCTTCAGCTGCATCCATCAATGTCTGAGCATTGAATTCAGAATAGCTTTCAAAAGTTGTAGCATCTTCAGCGGTCATAGGTTCCTGTGTAATTACCAAATCGCTCATCTTATATATCTCATTTGCAGTATCTTCTTGATGTTGTCTCGATGCAACATATTCATACCATCATCACCAGCTCGAGTATTACAACGATGTTCTCCTTTTCCGTTGCAAATAGCCAGCATAATTTTCTCTTTGTTTTCAAGATGACGTGTTGCTACCCAGTGACGTTTCCCATATACATCCAGTACACGAGTGACTCGAGTTTCGTCTGTCATTATTTATCTCCATTTGATGAAGAAGTTTTGCAGATACATTGAACAGCTTGCTTCCCGGCTTTGACAATCACCAAGCCTGTATCCATACAGACCCGGCAATTGACAGCCAGTAAAACAGGTTGCTGCTCTACAACAGGCTTGAATTCCTTGATCTGAATCTTTACAGGAGTCCTTGAGAACAGTGGCATATCAGTAGGGTTATCAGAGAACATGTTGAATGTTTTATCCTTGTTTCTTTTTGCCATCGCTACCCGATTTTTTTTCAGGGCTCTCGTTTTGATTTTTTTTCAGTTTCCGAAATTCCGAATTATTTTTTAGACTCTGAATTTTCAGTGGTAATGTTTTCAAATGCAGTTTGTGCTTTTACAGCATCGTCAAGGCTGATCATGACACCTGGACTTGCTAATTCAGCAGGAAATCCATCAGGAGGTGAAACTTTCGGTGGAACTGCAAAAATATTCCATTTCCAGCGTTTTTTTGTCAATTGTTCGAGAATTTCAGTTTCTTGATTGTATTCGTCACTTGTTACTTTAGCCATGTTATTTCTTTAGGGTTTTCAGTATTGCTTCCTCGATATTCAACCAGTTTTCGGCCTCTATGTGAAAATTGACATTGTGCATAATGTGATTGGGTACTTTCGCAATAAAACCGAATTTGATCAGTTTCTTTCCAGCTCTCCATTGTTGTTTTCTGTCTAAGCCGGTATGCTCTTGAATTTGCGTTGACCGTTTATAGGTGTAATGCCTTCCTGGACTACCATGAACCCATCCAGTATCGAAGTCAAACCAACCTAAAATGTAACTCAGTAAGATCGCCGCTTTGAAATCTCCCTCACATATTTTTACGTAAATTGGCCTCAGTAGTACAAACCCATCACCAACTAGATATTTGATGTTTTGCAGCGTTTGTAGAGGTGGTGTTTGTGTCGATGTTTGTGTCATTTGCTTTCCTTCAGTGAGTGTGTTCCATTTTGGTACACACTGTCCATAGAGTCTGTTCCATTTTGGAACACTAGTGTTCCATTTTGGAACTCCGTTAATTACATAGATACTACATAGCTACTAAAAGACATATATACACCGCTTCGCGGTTTTTTAGGTTACCATTTTACCATTTCCTTCCAGGAAAGAGTAAAGCCACGCTATTAACGTGGCCTACTCTTTTTCGGGATGGGATTTTCACCCCCTAAGCAAGTGACGGTAATAGTATAGCACGTTTATTCTAGTGCGGCAATTACATCATCAACTACCATATCGAAATTTTCAATATCCAGAACTTCAATAGATTCAACAAATTCAGTATCCTCCCGGATCCATTGTGCAACCAAATCCTCTCGATCATAAACAGGAAATGGACGCCAAACATAACCGCTACCAGAGCGAGCCGAATCAAGTACATGATCTACAAAATCCTGTATATCCGGATCATCGCCAAGACCCCATAACTCATTATGTCTTGCGCTTATCAATTCATTGGCCTTGCGTTCCAGGTTGGTCCGAATCTCTGTAACCAGGTCATCTTGTGCGTTTCTTAAAATGTCGATAGCGTTGCTGATCTTGATGTACTTTTCTACGTTGCCGGCAAATTCGTTCTCCATTCGGAAAGAGATATTCATCCCGGATACGTTTCTGGTAGAAATATCACGCAACCCATCGATGATGGTATACCAATCTACAAGAGACAGGAGCTGATCAACCATAGCTGCATAATAATCAGCTGATTGCAAGGCTTCTACTTCAAACCCATGAGGACGTTCATAATCAGAAATAGTTACCTGCATCAAAGATCCACACCGAGGACACGGATCATTAGCCGTAGTGATAAACTCGTTACCTTGATACAGTTTGGGATTGTAATTAACAGGTGATACGCCTATCGAAAAGGCTTCATGCCCGCAGGAAGAACAGGTGGCCATAACAAGTGCATGCTGGTCAGCCCATTCCCGGTAAGCAGCATTATTCATTTTGACCTGGTAGCTGGCTTCCCACGGATCCGGAGTAACATCGATCACATGTTCCGGGCGAACTCCTACTCGAGCTTCACCAGTAATATCAATGTACCGGCGCATCTGGTCACCAAAAGTAGGCCCAATTACAGCCTGACCATCATAATCATGATCAGATAGGTGTAACACTAGATTCTTGGCACCTTTAAATCGGTCCTCTCCCCAGTAATCTCCCCATCCAAGCTGACGCAAAATCCGTTCAGTGCTGGCTTTCGAATTTTTGCCTTTTCCTGAAGTAACTGCGATACATCCCAATGCCCCTGAAGCAGCTACAAAGTCATCAAAAAGACTATCTTTCTCGACAGCCATAAAAATATTCAGTCCATCAATGAGCTGATTTTCAAATCCAAAGATATTGCGCATCCTGGAAGCATCCTCAACCCATAGATCCTTGTAAGTGCATTCGTTGCTATCCACGAAGCCAGCATATACCTGTGACAACCTTCCCGACCACTGGATATCATTCATGACTTTCTTCCCGCTTGCATCAATATCTACTTTGTCCAGCAAAGCAGCCAGCATCTGGGAAAACTGCTTAAAGTACGCATACCAGTGTCGGCGCAAAGCCTTGGGCTTATTGTCTTGTTCCGGCCCACCCAAAAGGTCATACAGCATCATTTGCACAAGAACGACCAGACGGCAAATTCCAATGATGTTAGGTGCATTTCCATTCGTGGCCTGATCTACGGCACGAAGGAATTTTGCAGGATCATCACGTAATATCCGCACAAGAGGATTCTCGCGGTCCATTTCAACACGTTGTTCAATGGAATATTTATCCATGTCCAAATAAAACAGGACTTTATTTCCATGACTATCAATGAGCGATTTCCAATTTACACTATGTATCATGTTTATATCTCTATTTTTGTCAGTTGATCTTCAGTGAATGTTGAAAAGCCAACCAGGGTCAAAACACCAACCTCATCATTTTTGTTTTTAGGATGAAACTCAACCAACATCTTGCGGTCAAGTAAATACATCCCATATCCATTGATGTAACCCACAACTTTTGCCATCCCATTACAACGGTGTACATGTACCCGGTCACCTTTTTTGAATTTCCGTTTTACAGCCATTTGCCTACCATTTTTGATAAGGAGCTTCTTCAACCAGGTCAAAATCTTTATCGGTCACATTTACATACCAAAAAGATTTCTTTCGATTGGATACCTGTTTTTTCAGTGCATCTGTTACCGGCGTCAACAAGAACACGCTTCGATCCTCGTTATACAAAAGAGCCTTAAACTCTGAAGGTTTCTTAGCGTTCTTGATTTCTACCGGAAGTAATACTTTCAAGATTATTCTGGTAAATTTCATAGTCACTCTGCTTATCCCATATGCAACTTTTTCAGTATTTTTGCGCTCCACTTTGTGGAGCTATTTGTTTTTGAATAATAGTTCAGCGTCCTCGCCAAGTTCATCCATCATCATTTGTGCAGCTTGCGTTGCCAGTTCCATTGGTTCTCCAAAGTGCATTTCAACCAGTGAAGATAAAGCATTCCCGATTGCAGTCATCATTTTTGTATCTGTACATGAGATCATGATGACACCACCATTTTTCAGATTGTACTGATATCCCAAAGCCTTTTCAGGTTCCGGAGCTGTCCGGGTTGCCTTACGCAGAGCTTCCTGAAAATTCTTTCGTGACAGTCCCTGGCTTGCCGGTTTTGCCATTTCGTCAAAGAATAAAGTCAAAGTATCCTTTAATCCCGGAGTAAGCACCAAAACATCTTCCATGGCTTCCTCGAGGTGTAATCGTTCTTCTGGATCCTTGCATTCCTTGATTGCTTTTTCGATTTCTTTTTGCTTGGTCATATTGTCTTGTAGCAATTCACGGAGCTGAGGAATAGCATAACGGCTTTTTGCAAAGTTGACTGATATATCCAACATGCGTTCTCTTTGAAAACCATTGGCCTCCATTACGGGTATCAACCAGTCACACATAAAACTAATTTCACTGTGGTTCCCAGGTCTTTTTCCGACACCATCCCAATCTGATTTTTTGGTTTCAAGAAATTCAGTAATCGTGTCTATTTCAAGAAAAGGAAGTAACCCGTTCTCTTTCAAATACATGACAAGATGTACTTGCACCGGTTCCATGGCTTCTTGTATCCTGGTACTGATAACAAAAGCACTTTCTGCGGCACCGGCCAGCATTTTCGAACGAACATAATCGTCACGTTTGACAAGAGCAATCAGTTCATTTCGTTTTTCAGCTTTGACATATTCAAACACATCATCTAAAGGACTGATTTCTTTCCTGGCAGCTGCATCGGCCATTTCATCCAGCTGTTTCCAGAAATTCCTGGCAACCATATCTCTTGCTATTTGACCTTTTGGAGTTTTACTTGGGTCAAATAACCATTCAGGAGTTATGTTGGTTTCTAAAGGAATAATCGAGCTTTCTAGTTCTTTTTTAGTGGTGGGCAGTTTGTCACCCACGGCAGATGTATTCTGATTGGGTGTGTTTTTGGTAATCGCCATCCTTGATTGGGTTTCCAGTCTAACGTCCATTGTTGAAATACCTCCATACTATAGATATCTGCTTTGCGACTTGTCGGTTTGTAGGGAAACGACTTCATACCTTCAGAAAAAGCCTGTTCTACGAATTGATTCCAGACTTGAATTGAAATCAGCCAGGCGTATCGATCCGGTATTTGCGTTCCAAGTGTAACGAAAACAAAAGATGCTACTCCACGACCATAAAAGGACGTTAGAAAATCATTTTGTTTTTCAGTGAGATCAGTAAAAGGGATTCGGGTTTTTCCGGGTTTCCCTTTTACCTCTATCCAAACAGGGTAATGTTGGAAGAATGCAAGATAATCCACAATAGTCTCATCGAGGTCTTGTTGATCTCGATCTGTCATGAAAATACGACCTTTGCAAATTTGCTCATGACCACATTCTTCACATTTTACTTTGTTGGTACAAATACGAACATCCGACCACTTGTGGATCCACCAATTATAGGAATTGGCCATAGTGACCAGTTCGCGTTCAGCTTGTTTGACGGCCATATTTTATCCAGTTTCTGATTCTTGCATAACGCCTGACTATATGCTTCTTGAACCACAATACTAATGGACTAGCAATACAGACATAGTGATAAACATCATCATTTTTTTGTACAATTCTTTCTCCTCCAAAAATTTCTTTTTTGCATTTTGGACATATCGGAGGCATTTTATATCACCTGCTTTAGCAATTCTCGAATTTCATCAAACACATCAATAGGCACTTGTACTGCCTTATTTTCAACGACATATGTTTTATCAAGCAATCTCAGTGCTTTCATGACGGGAGAATCAGCGACAAGTTGTTCATAATCGATCAGGATTTCAGGTTGACCGGCATCGTTGACCGCTTTTTCTACTGCTTTGTGTGAAGCCTGTTGAATTTCTGTAGTGCTGACACCTTCACCATCTTCCAGTTTTTTGATAATCGGTTTTTGTTGTTTATTGGGTAGGGCTGCAAGAAGTTCCATTCCGCGCTCAGTGATCATTCCTTCTGCAAATGCAACATAAACCGCATCCGGAAGGCTCATAACCTTGACCAGTTTTCGAATAGTGCCAACACTGGTTTTGAATTTCCTGGCCACGGCCTTTTGAAAATCATCATTATGGATATCAGATTTCATGTCCTCCGCAGCACTCCGTATCGCTTCCATATCGGTCAAGATATTCGCGCTTCGAGTATTATTCTCTGCAAAAGCAATCTCATGTGCATTTACATCGGTTGGCTTCAAATCCTCTCGAAGTAAAGCCGGCCATTTGACTTTATTGATATAGCGACCATGATACTTGTGTTCCATTTCGGCCAATTTGCGTAAAGCCAGTAAGCGCCGGCGTCCCGCAAGAGGATAATAGAGCCCAGTTTTAGGATGAAAGCAAACCACAAAACTTTGCAATACACCCTTTTCAGCAATTGAGAGAACCAGGCCCCGATCCGGAGGAGGAGCAACAATATATTTGTTTGGTACCATGTCATCGGCACAAATCCTGATGCTTTTCCCTTTTGGGTCTAGTTCCAATGGAAGTTGAAAGTTGTCATTCATTTTGTTTTTCTGGAAACATCAATTCGTTAATAGACAGATCGAATTGTTCTTCAAACCAATGCCAAATGGTTTCCCTGTGAGTTCCTACTGGAAAATGTAAGAATTCTTCTTCAATCTGTTCATCAGTATCAATGGGAATATCACCTAATTTTTCCCAAAGAATAGTTGCTGTTTTTCTTGTGAATTTCACAAAACTAAACGGCATACTTTTTCTCCCAGGCTAAGAATTTATCAATCAATTCTTGATATTCATCACCTTCAGTGGCACCACATTCCACACATTCTTGATGACCACCAATGTAAACAGTATGTGGCATTCCTGCAAATCCCTTTTTTTCTTCAGTGACAGCGCCTATCAATTCTGTCTGTCCATGACATACTGGACAATTACCCATTTCCCATAGATCCAAGTCAATTGTGATGTAGGATAATTGACGATTGTACTTATCAGTTATATCATCCACACATCCAAGGCTTATAAAACAGAATACAGATTCCCCAGCAACTAGTCCGGTTGCCTTTTCATCTCGGTGTGGTTCCTTTGGAAATGTAACAATCGCAGCCGGAATAAGAGTGGCCAGGCCTTTCAGAAAATCACGGCGTGATACTTTATTGCTCATTTAGTAAATTTCCTTATCAATATCGATTACCTGAGTAGTAAAGCCAGCTTTCTTCATCGCATCCAGTACCTTTTCAAGTTCATCTGATACCTTTTTGTCTTTGGTCATTGTACCCATGAAACCTTTCAGTGGCAGCCACATGAATGCCCCAAAATCGAATTTGGGTTCTTTGTCCAGAACTGGTTCACAAGTGTATGAGAATGATGGGCGTATTCGTCCATATCCAGATTCTGAATTTACACATTCACTGATAGGAATTTCACTCCACCACATCGCAGAACAGGTATCTCGAAAACCCTCATCAAATGGCTTTGGATGTTTGCTCACTGGACGAAGGCACTTACGATGGTTATGATTTACCTGCCCCAGAACAAGACCAATATCCTGCAAAGCGCCAGCATCCGTACACAGATAGTGACGTGATACTCCTGGAGTCAGTTTATCAATTGGGGTATTGGTTGGCCACCGGCGTGAAATCCCGAACCGCTTGGCTTCTTCAAAGAAATCAGTTTTATACGGATAGTGCTTACGACCAATGATATCGAACACATCATAAATAGGCCGGCCATCCGGATCCGTCATGTGCTTGCCCTCTGACATCCTGGGAACAATATTCATTCCTTGTGATGACAAATGGAATGCACTCTTATCAATTGTCCAGACCGGACAAATTACAAATTGCTCAATTGGGATTCCATCTCTGGAAACTCCCCATTCAATATACATGGCATCATAAGCCATGGATCCGCAACCTCTACCGGTTGTTTTCATGAATTTTCAAGCACCCATTCAATCATTTTCTGAACCCATTTGTCAAAAACACTGTTGAATTTCACCAGGTTGGCGATTGGGGTTGCTTCAGAATTGGCTTTTGTGCGCAGTTCAGGCATCCAAGGCACACGAATAACATCATCGTGATCTAATAACCAATAACGGCAATAAGCAACCTGCTGTTTCCAGTTGACTGCCATCACAAAACCAGGTTGCAATCCATTCGGATATTTCCAGTTTTTAGGCTTTCTGTAATTCAGTTCTGCCAAATGATCAGGAATATAAACAATCTGATCACCACGTTCAAGCGTTTGAATTTCATCCATTGTAATAGAGTCCTTCAATCAGTTCAGGAGGAATGTAGCTCTTTGCAGTTTCAGAATACAACTTATCCCCAAATTGCGATATGGCTTCAATGGCCAAGGAAATCGGCATATTCAACGGGACAAGTCCCCAATACGCTGAATAGTCATCTCCGTATCCAATTGACAAAATCACAATCTGATAAAAGGCTTTTTCACTGGGATTTTCAGTTATGATTCTTTTGGTATTGTCATACCAGCCTGAAACATCCCGGAAAACCTTCATCTGTTGATCGATGCGGGGTGTAAATTCTTTGCAGTATACAATTAGCTTGGTTCCCGGAGGGGGAACGCGAATAACATTGTTGTCACTTGTCACTTTGTCATCCTTTTTGCTCCACTAGTGGAGCGCCTATATCAATATACTACCACTCAGTAGTATTGTCAAGAGGTTCATTATTATCTTTCAGAATAGTATATCTATCAGTATAACCAGGTGAAAGTTCAACTTCAACCATATCAATCAAATCCCAAGGATGAATCATGATCGGTTTAGCTTGATATCTACCATAATCACCTTCTTCCATCCAACCTGATGTAAGAGGCATATATCTTTTGGCTAAATAAACAGTTTGATGAAATCCAGGATCCAGGCCACCGGGCTCATAATCATATTCCTCACCCCAATCACCATAAGAATATCCTGAAGATGGAGGAAACCATTTTCCAGTCATGTAACGTTTTGTGTCTACAAGTTCTATCAAAACATCTTTATGATAGGGAAAACGGTTACCAATATCACGAAACCAGAATCGCCGCCATTCAGCATCTTCGCCCACCTCTCTGCGTTTCTTGGTAGTTAGGCTTCCACGTGCTTTATATTCAGGTAGCGGATATCCGGATTTCGACATTTCAGCCACTAGTCTTTTGGCAATCTGACCGGACTTTCCAGGGTCCTTGTCAAAATAAAACGGCAATATACCCAGAAAAGAATCATATAGCAGTTTCTTGGCTTCTTCAATAACCTCATCAGGCATATGTAATTTAGGTTCAAACATATAGCCAACACGATGAATATATCGTTTGACCAACCAAAAAGTACCTAACCAGTCCTTACGTGTTTTGACACTGGTACAGTCTCTTTCGCGAATGAAATAACTCGTATCGTTTTCGACTTTCGAAAAAGTAATAGTCATTTCCAGCTCTCCGGTATTTTTCCTTGATACAAACGATCTCCACAGGGATAAGCATAAACACAACGCCCAACCTGTTTTACTGTTTCAATCTTTCGTTTACAGTGAAAACAATAATCTACTTTGTGTTCATGAAAAGCCCAGGACCATTCTACATATTCTTTTACAAGATCATCTGCATCTTTGTTTGTTTCTGTGTATCCAGTTTCTTGTTTATAATCAGTTACAACTTCAATAACTCGATGACATTCATCTTCAGTCATTTGGGAAATGTGTGTATTTTCAACTTCAGTACCCAAGAGTGTAGCCAATAAACGATAAGCAGCCTTACGACTCATGTTCTTGTTTTCTTTCCACAGAACATCAAAGGTATTATGTGCTTTGATTCTTAATTGTCGTAATTCTGCATTAGCCATATCTCCCAGGGGTTTTCCATTTGGATGTGATCCTACTCGATAATCACAATCATATTCAGGACATTTCCATACAGTGCGCCCGGACCATGAACCATCTTTCCCATAGAAAACATTCGCTGAGATAGGTATTGCGGGTACGTGATGAACAGGGCATAGCGGAGGTGTTATGGTATCATCTGACATTATGCCTAACCTTTCAGAATCAACAGAAGCTGGCCGCGTTCTACAGGCTTTAATTGCGCTCCAAAAGTTCGTCCGAGGTGCAACTAAAGCTGAAGCCTGTGAAGAAGCCGGTATCAGTGTTTGGCAATTCGAACATTGGATCGGGGAAGGTGGCCCCGTCATTGAGAAGTTCCAAGAGACTCTCGTTGAGCAAGAGAGAGTCAGGATGGTTCAAATCTCCAGCGCTCAAGGGATCATCTTGAATCAGCTCATTAAGGCAGCTACAGCAGGTGCCTGGGTTGAAACAGTTGAAGTCAACGGGGAAACCAGGGATGTTATCATTTATCGGGATGTTAAGCCCGGTGATCAGCTCAAGATCCTCAAGTATCTGGATGGACTCCGCGCAGAACTTGAGAGCAAATACGGTGTCAAGGCCGAATCCGATGCAGCCGGGGATTATCTGACCGGACCCAAAACCCAAATCGAACAGTCTAAAATGCTTGAACAACATGAAATGTCTCGTTCCAGTGTGAACGTGAAGCCACAGAACGATGGTTCCGTGGACATCACGTTCAAAAAACTAATGGACCCGATTGACGTTACGCCTACAGCTGGATCGAACCAGTCCCCAGAAGTTTCTGACCCAGAGTCTCAGACAGAAGATTCTCCTGAAGATTGAGGTTTGTTTCCGAACTGCCACCTGAAGCATTGGCCAGCTGCCGCATGAACTTGATCGCATCTGCATCTTCTGGACCAATGTAAATCGTATCAATCTTGGTCTTAAACAGTTTTGCAAGTCCCAAAATCTCAGTCTCCTGACCATAATCAGGACTCCCATCCGATAGCAAAGCAATCTTCACACCCAAGTCATCCACTCCTTGATGGTAAATATGCTTAAGTGCATTCAGCATATCCGTGTTCCCGAAATAAGGTGTAGGAATTCCGCTTGGACACCACTCGCATAAACCGGAAAACGAAAATACTGCTACTTTGCCTTCGAAGCGCTTCATCAACTTCTCAAGCTCAACCAGCAACCGTTCGTAACGAGTATCACCACCCAGTTTATCTGACATATCCATTGACCCGGATGTATCACAAAGTGTGACCATATCCACATTCATCCAGGTTTCAGCCAGGGAAGTCTGGTTGCGCTGTGCCATATCTGCCTGGCTGCCAACCAGTGCATTCCCAGTACGTTTTGCTAATTTATTATTTCGTGCCATTGTTTTCCTCATAATATTCAATGTGCAGTACATATCGATCCGGATACACACGGGGAATCAGTTTATGAATAACGATTTCACCTGCATTGGATTTATTGATGTACTCTCCGGATTTTTGTTCAAGTTCCTCTTGAGTTCTACAGGTGATATTCTCAACTTTTAGTTTACTCATAGCGTTTATCCACGATATGGACCATTCCAGCTTTCAAAGAATTCCGGATTGACCCAAATTTCAGTTGGCGAAGTATCACCCATCCGCCAGGACGTGACCAGGATTTGACCTTTGTTATTGGTGATATCATCCCATTTCTTGATTTCTTCAACAATACGCCGGCCAAGGAACACACGATAGTCACAGTGTAGAATTCCACAACGCAGATCAGGCTGATAATCGTAACCAGTCTTGAATTTTGTATCGACTTGTGCTGAAGCTGTTTCTTTCAGCCCAAAGATATAACGACTGCGCAATTTAGGATCTGACAGTGTTTGATAAGCGTCATTGATTTGTTTGAAACGTTCTTCGGCATTGGGCTCTTTGCAAACGTCCGGATGCCACTGTCTTGCCATTCTTCGGAAACCTTTACGGATTTCGTCATCAGTTGCGGTTTTAGAAACACCCAGCAACCCGAATAATGTTTGCGTAGACGGATCCCCGGTTCTCTTTACAGTAGACCCAGAGAAAAAGGCTTGCAATACATCCTCATGAATCAGGATATCCCAGGCACTCGTTACATAATCCATACCAAACGAATGCCAATCGTTCTTCTCCTTTGATGTGCCCAGATACTTGACCTTGATTGTACCGGTTTGCAGTTTTGGTTTTGACTTGATAACCGGGATTATTGGCGTTTCGTCATAATGTTTTTTGATTAGCTTGGCCAACAAATCAGCATGTTTTGGATGTATAAGCCAATGTGGTTTATCCCAAGCACGATCGCTGCTCGGAATTTTCCATTTCAGATCATCCAGAAAGTCATGGTCGTAACGTGTCAGGCAAGCAAGCGCACCATCTTTGTCAGTTACAACACATGGTCCATCATAATATTTTCCCATAGAATTACCTGCTTTCAGTGGGGGAGGGATATCCCTCCCCCGATAGTTCAGTTGTTATCTTAGAACGCGCGCCCCTCAACAGGAGGCGGGGGTGCCTGGTCTGCCAGTTCTTCTTCCTCATCCGGAGGAGGAGCGGCTTGATTGCCGTTGCCACTACCGCTACCTAAAAAACGAACATTGGATGCGGTTACTTCAAGCTGATCATGTACAGTACCCTGCTGATCGACCCAGTGCTTTGCCTCTACACGGCCTTCCACAAAGACTTCCGAGCCTTTCTTCAGCCATTTATTACAAGCCTCACCCTGTGCCCCCCATACAGCAACCCGGTGCCAGGTCGTGGTCTTGATCTGACTTCCCTTGCTATCAGTATATTGCCGATTGGTGGCCACGTTGAAATTGCAAACGAAAGTACCAGACGGAATAAAACGGCCTTCAGGGTCTTTTCCTAAGTGTCCAATTAACTCGATACGTTGATGGGTCATACTTTTTTCTCCTTAACAGTTGGATATGGAATTGCAATACTTTCAAGATACTTGATACGTTTTTCATACAATGATGCCCAGACTTCATAATACATAAAGCATTCATTGTGAACGTGCCAAGGATTTTCAGTTCTCAAATTGCCTGTAAAATATTCAAGCGGTAATTTGAACACGCACAGACTTGCAGTTTCTTGTTTCTTCAGCCAGGGAGTGATATGCAAATGGACCTCACCTATAGAGCTGTGATTGCGCAAATAGATACCTTGCTTGAAGATACCGGCATCTTTGGCCACCAGTAGCCAGGCGGTTTGTCCAGAGAACCATTGTGTTCTGCTGGCATATCGATTTAGTGAGATTCTAAGGTAGTTTTCTGTCACTTACTAATCCATGGTATCAGTATTTGGATGCTTGCTCCACTAGTGGAGCAGAGGTTCCCTATGGATAACTATGTATTTCAGGCTTTTATTATACTACGATGTGGTAAGTTCTTCCTTGGTTTTTTGACGTAATTCATTGGCCTGTTCCAATACAGCAGGGACTGCATCAAGAATTTGACCAGCATCCATAGACTTGTCAATGAGAAACTCTTGCCGGCGAACAAGAAACTTGAATACCGTATCATCAATCAGTTCGTTAAGCGTTTCTAATTCTTTCTGATTTAGCTTTTTCACTAGACTCCTTTCAGTTCATATTGGCCAACAGCAATCCGCTGGAATTCAGGATTTTGTCCCACGGTCTGACGGACTTTTTCCTGCCAATGCGGATTTGCTTTAGCCTTATCAGTTCCTTCAATGGCCTCGTATAGCTCCTGAAGCGTAGCTATTTTCCCACGACTGCGTAAAGTATGAGCCACCAGGTTACGCCAGGTCACATTACTCATATTGACCCGGTTGATTCCAGACACGATTGCAACATCCAGGGCCATCATGTATCCAGACTTCTGCCATACCAGCAATTTCTCGTGCATAATAGGCACAAATCCATTGGCTCCGGACCATTTCCCACCACGCATCGAGGTCACATTATTCTGCACTTTGATGATTTCCTCTTTGAGGGTACCTGGACAATTCAGTTCGAGCATAGAAGCCAGGGGATAAAACTCTCCGCTTTTACGCATATTGCCCATCAGAATTGCATAATACCCACCACGCTTCAAAGCCCGATAGATATTCATGGTGGCCAGGAGAGTCTTTTCCAGAAACTCATCAACGTCCTTGCATTGACTGAGATCATCCGGATGCGATGAATAAGTGATCATTGTGTGATAAGGAGGATGGAAAAAACAGGTTGCAGCTTCCTCGCCCAACACATTCAACAGGTCATCTTTCAGTAAATTAAATCCTTGCTGAAGATCAAAACCGGCGTAGCGAATACTCATACTTGCAGCTACATCACGACTGGTGCCGCTACCTTCAGCAGGATCCACGAACAGTTCTTCACGATTCCGATGCCAGCGCTCGAGGAAACCATAGACTACATGTCCGGACGTATTTCCACGGAAATCAGACCGACCCCAGGGACCGCGATTTGGAAAACTTACAACGCTATTCTGGATTTTCATCGATTCCATAGGTTTTATCAGAAATCATATCAGTACATAAATTGAATATATCTAGTGCTTGGGCTCCGGACAAAGGACGTACCGCATTATCATCAATAGTGACCATGGCACGTATTTTAGTCAATGCCTGTTTCAATTGCTGAATACGTTGAAGATAAGGATTTTCTTTTCTTTCAGCCAATTCACGAACGAACCAACTAACCTGATCAAGTTGACGCTGTTCAAATGAATTACGATCCATATATGTAAAAAGCATATTTATAGTCCAATGAAGAATACGTTGTTCAATCAGGGGATGAACAATCAATTCAAGTTCTGCAAGTTTATTATGTCCTCGAGCATTGACTTCGAGAGAATCGTCTTTGAACATTTCCAATTCTTTCAAGGCACCCATCATCAAAGCAATTTCACTATAATTGAAACCCATATCTAAAATGGGTCCGACATTCTGATTTTTCTCTGGGTGTGCCAGTGTTTTGAGTACAAGATATTGCAGAATAATACGTTCATCATTAGAAAATTCTTTTGTTGTCATGAATTTTCCTTTTCCACTTTATTCATCAATTTGAGTATCACGGCATCACGTTCCTCTTGGGATAAACCTTCAAGAGAAGCCATGTTCTTATATTTCTTATCAGTTTCAGTTTCTACATTTGCAATTTTAATCAACTTGTCAAGCACAGCATCCCAACTGATAAACGGTAAACTGCCACCATTGGGAAAGATGATACGCTGCACACCCTGAATGCGCTTGACTTGCAGGTTCAGTTCATGATCAGCAATATATCGCTGGCAAATAGCTTTATTCGCTCTTGCCATCATCATCATCATCCTTCATCATCCTACCAGTAGGAGGATACAAAATTGTCAGAATTTCTTTTGCCAGGCTTAACAGTCCAGTTGCCATACCTACAAGCATTTTTACAAACCACATAGTTTTATTCCTTTGCTCCACATTGTGGAGCCTAAACCGATCCTAGTAAGCTATTGAACCAATCCAATAGACCAGCCAGTATCAACAAGCCAACTCCAATCAGTAACAAGAGAGTCGCGCCAACTTTGCCCATAAGATTCCACCATATCCAGAATTCTTTTTTCAGTTTTACAACCATTTTTCATTATCCAAAATAGCCGAATTCTTGAGCAATACCCCAGTACACTCCATCATTTTCATCTCCGGCAATCAGATCAGCCATTTCTAAAGCTGGATGATCGAATTCGTTATTCTGCCACTGTTTAGACTTTTTTCCAGTACAGGTGATTTGATGTTGTTTCAGGGTTTCTTCAGTAAAGGGTTTACTTTTTCGTGATCGAGTACGACCACATCGGTTGCATTCCAGGCCACTATGCACATCATTCATGTGCTGCTTGAGGCTTTCTTCCGTGAACGGTTTTCCACTGTTCAAAGAGACATCCATATCGCAAATCTTACATCGAGGCATGATACTGTGTATCCAATTCTGTAACAAAATCCAGAATGCTCTTTTTGAATACGGCACTATAGTTCAGAAAGCCAACAAGTTTAGCAATTGCTTCAATATGTTCTTTGCTGAAGGCTTCTTCTTCCATGTATTCTGTAATCCATGGAATGGTATTGGGTTCAAGTTCACCCCATTTAGTACCATCAATAAAATCAGTTTCTATGTAAGTAGCATCATGATCATAAGCATGTTGCGCTCTTACAATCAAGATAGAATCATCTGTAGTTTTGATGAAAATAGTGTTATCAGTTGATTGTATAGCTTTAATTTTTTTACCGAGAATTTCTTTCAAAATATCATTCATTTTTATTATCCTTGTCCTAAGTAAAGAATATTTGAGCTTCTTTAGTAGCTTTAGCAATTAAGCTTATAGGTACATTGAAATGAGAGGCCCAAATATGCAAAGTTTCATCTTCAATTTCGACTCCTCGTTTCAACTCAAGGAAAATCCAATCTCGAATTTCAAGGAATTTCATTTGAGTACGGCAACGAAGAATTTCGCTAATAGCATCATCAATTGCATCGATACACACTTCAGGATCTTCAAGACGTTCAATTAGATCAGGCATTTTATATCCTTCCTTCACGTTTCCATTTCTCTTTGATTTCAAGCCCCATGACAATTCCATAAGGCAATCTCAATATATGCAAACGCCACATACGTTTAAGCCAGATCCACATTACAAATTCCCATCATCTCCAATGCCATGACCCATTTGACCGCTATAGTTTTGCATTGTTTGCCAGTTCTGTGCTGCTCTTGGAAATGTTGATCGGAAAAAATGTAATTCAGCTTCTAAATCTTTGATTTGATTCTGAAGTTCTGCAATTTCGTGTTCAAGAGATAACATATGCTGATCAACAAAATCAGGTAATGGTGGTTCGGGTTCAGGATATACAGGCTTTGGGTTTACATCCTTATAGGGAATCCCACAATGCTTACAGAAATCATCAGGGGCATCAAAATCACCACACAAAGGACATCGTTTCATTGTGGCTCCACTGGATTGTACGCTTGAGGTATTGGAGCCCAACCAACCATCGTTATTGAATTCATGGCAAGACCTGTATCCATAGTAACAGCACCTGCAAAAACTTCAGCAAGAGCAACATAATGCCCACCATATTCAGATTCGCACAGTACGACTACCTGTTCACCTGGATGATCTCGGACGGCTTTTTTGAAATCCGAATTCCAATTCATTCTTTTCCTTTCATTTTGAATATCAGTTCAACGAATCTTGCAATCATCAAAAGACAATAACCCAGGATCCGTATCGGGAGAGGAGCATTTTCAATCATTAATCATTCCATCAGAATCATGCAGGATACATCCAATTGCAACCAGTATGATGCCAATAGCCCATACCAGTTCATTAACCGGTATCATTCCAGATCCGGGATATCATTTTCGTGAATGAACATTATGACCGTACCCTGTTCACCTATTGAAATTGCAATTGCAGGATGACAATCACAATCGTTAACAGTAGGGTGATCCAAACTGAGCATCAAACAGGAATCATCATGTGCAACATCTACATCTGCATATCCACATACTCGATCTTTCAATACATGCTTTGCCATATCCTGTACATGAGTTTCAAGAATATAGGAACAAACACCTTCTCCGGACTTGATTCCTTTCTGGACTTCTTCATCAGTATAGATAATGACTTCTGGTTTATTTTCCATCATTCCTCTTTTAGTTCGTTTTGCCTCATTGCATACGCAGTTTGTGGAAGTCTTGTATTGAGCCTTTCAGGAACCACAAGGATTTCAGCCTCAATACATAAGTAGGAGCTTTACCAGTTCTTATTCCCATTCATCAAAACTGCATTATTCTCCTCACACCACAACTCACGATAGTATGCAATACGCCATCCCATGTGAATTCAATGTGATCTGTATGTTCTTTTCCAGCATCTTTTACCTACCAATTAGTATACGGACGCTATGTTCAGCCCAAATCCTGCCGAAAACAAAAAAATCACCGAATTTTCCGGATTCTAGTCGGATTCTTCGGAATTTGCTTGAAAATCGTCAAGTTGTGGCATATAAGCCCAGGCTACCAATTTGCTTGTATTCTTGGTGGCCAGGTACTTTGCAGCTTCTACGGTTATGATGTGAATTGCTTTGAGGTCCTCTTTAGGGTCATAGAACAGGCCCAAAACGAATTCATCAATCATAGTGGCTAACGCATTCATGTCCATATTCCATCGATGATGGTACTTATGGTGTTCGATCAGTGTTCTGTAGCCGTCAAGCTGTTTTTGCAGTTCAGCCTTTTCATGGCGCAGTAGTGTGAGTTCAGCGAACGCACGTTCAATATCTTCGGTTTCATAGGAATCGCGTGTCACTTGATTTCCTTTCTCCACATGGTGGAGGGGGAGCAGGATGTCTCAGCGTCACCCTGCGTCCCTCCCATTTCAGTTATACTCTAACTACTACCAGTTGTCAATACTATGGGCAGGTCGCAGCTACGTGCAGGGTGTACCAGGTCAACAGGAACACCAGTGCCCAAGCCAAGCCGCGTAGGAATTTGTAGAAGTTCTCATTCACACGGTGCATTGTACCTCTGAAGTCACAGTGCATCCCCCGGCGAAATGTGCATGCCGAGGGACGCACTTGTGCTATTCAGTTCAGGGGTGCTATGTCAGTATCCAGCAGGGCTAACCGGTTAGGGTTAGAGTTCTACAGTAATGCCAGGCTGACTGGTGATAGCCGTTGCAGCGGCCAAGCGGGTAGCCAGGGAGTCGCTGCCCCACTGAGGCAGACGAATGGGCTCCATCAGCATGCCGCCATCGCTACGGCGCATGATGGGCGTGCGGTACGGCCAATCCTTCAGGGTGATTTCGCCGCCAGTGTACAGCGGTACCATGTAATCTGCATCAGGTACACCAGCATTGACTTGTACCTCCGCAGTTTCCAGGTTGTCACGCATTTCGCGGTTGACACGAGCAGCCTGCCGGTTGACGAAGCGGCGCTGTTCGTTCATTTCTTCAGGATTGTCTGCGTTGACCACGGCCATGACCTGCTGGGCACGTTCGATCAGTTTCGGGCCAATAGAAATCGACACATTGACATCTTCGCTGAGCATGGCGCTACCAGTCAGGCAGTACCAAAAGATCCAGGGGTTCTCGCTACGCACCGTGAAGGAATCTTCATAGGAGCGTTTGTAGAGCTTGCCTTGCAGCAAGTCCAGGCGGTTCCAGCCCTCATTGGGGATATCGCGCTGATCGACCGTGAGCGTGTATTTCACGCCTTCGAGTTCGACCGTGACAGCATCACGAGCAGGATCATACGCGCTACTCACATATGCCATCGTTCCAGTGCCGAAGGTAGCAAAGAGCTTCTCGACCGGGGCGACCAGGATCAGGTTGGCGTTGCCGAACACACCACCAGCAACATACTTGGCCACCATCTCCAAGCCGGCCTTGCAAGCCAGGAGGTTGTTGGACAGTGACAGGTCGCGCATCGGGTCATAGGGGCGATCCGAGTGATAGGCGACCAGGCGGTGGGAATTGCCGTTGGCAGTGGTTTCCAGAAGGACGTTCAAAGCAGTATTGACAGTGGTTTGGGTGGTTGTGTTTGTATCGGACATAGTATTCTCGACTTCAGCAGCGTTCTCAACAGTAGTAGAAGGTTGGGTCTGTTTCTTAGCCATAGTGATTAGAGGGTTTCAGTGATGCCAAGGCGCTCGAATTCAGCTTCGAACTGGTTTCGCGGCGCTTTGACCTTTTCAGCAACATAGGACAAGAAACGTCCGGGCAGAATTTCAGGCTTCTGCTTCTTAGCGCCCTGGAAGTCGTGCCGTTCCAGAACATCGATCAGGTTATAGCCTTTATTCTGCTTCTGCACAGAGATGCAGGCATTCAGTAGTTTGGTTGACCACACAGCGAATGGCAGATGGGCCGTTTCGCTGAATGTCTCGTTATCCCCCAATATCATTTCCCCCGAATCGTTCACGTGAGCATGTTTCCCAACATACGAGAAATCATGGCTCTCGAAGAACTTATACCGGCTCATCTGATAGTCAAAAACTTCATTCCAGACAGCACGAGTATCTTCTGGGGTCCAATCCTTGTACCACTTGTCACCCAGGTCACGTTTCAGGATCCCGTTCAGCTTCCACATGGTGTCGTGCATGAACGAAATTGCAAAGTGATTCTTGTCATCTTCAGGAATGCGATAGGAGATCGCTCCATCAGTTTCGTACTTGGTTGGCACCCAGATTTCACCCCAGAGCATGCGCTCAAAACGAGTGTTTTCCCGGTCCAGCCAGTCCTGTGCCCGTTTCTGAACGTTCGCACCCAGATCGGCATTGTGTTCAGCAGCCAGTTCTTGTGCATGGCGCATGTTGTTCATAAGCGCAATTTCTTCTGCACTGGTCTTGCCGCGCTTGTAGCGGGGATCCAGCTTCAGAACGGCCAGCTGTCCGATCGCGGCGGCCAGGGTCTGATTGAGGGTTTCAATCATGGCCTCATCGCGGTATGCTTCCGGGATTGCCATCAGTGCGGGCATGCTTTCATCTTGGATGGTTTCAATCAGGTCTTGTTTCTCGCGGATTTCTGCGAAGAAAGCCTGATCTTCAACAGCCTGGTTGTGAGCTTCTTCAGCCGTGAGCTTCACCGTATTAATGAATTCGCCCAGCACAGCGAATGGATCTTTTGCAGGTTCGGGTTTTTCAATTTTTGGTGCAGCAGCCTTTTTCTCTGCCTGCTTCTTTGCACAGGCCTGCTCATGTGAGTACAGCCCAATAGCTGATTTGCATGCACGTGAGCAATATTGACAGATATGCTCTTTCACAACATCCTCTTTCTGCTCTATCACAGTAGTAGCAATAGAGTCATCTAATACACCAACATTAGCTATTGTTTCTTCAATAGCTTTACGTTTGTTGGCTTTAGTCTTAGGCTTATTAGCCTTAGCGCTGGGCTTGCTAGTGCCCTTATTAGCGCCCTTGTCAGTAACAGGCTCATCAATGAGGTCAGGATGCATCTCAAAGTTATGCCATGCAGCCATATCCTCCTGGGACATAGGCCCAGAGAAATCAAAGTCCTGCTTGCAGATGTCACAGTGGTACAGAAGGTCATTAGTAGTAGTCATGTCATATCTCCTTAGATAGACTGGTAAGAAACGATCAGATAATCAATATACGCATCCCATACATGCTGAGGAAGCGTAGCCCAATATTTCTCTCGTGCAACAACATCGAGCATGAGAGTACGGGCATGGACAAGGCGTACTGCTACAGAGATGGGCACCTCTAGTAGCCGCTTACTATGCGTGCCGCATAATAAGACTTTATCAGTGGTGTTGGACATCGAATACCTCCTTATTTGGTGTTCTTGTCTTTTTTGGGAGCAGGTGTTTTATCAGGCTTGCCTGTGCAGTCTGCGTCACACCCATTGTGCTTGTTGTGTACATCGTTGGGGTTGTTATCAGGCTTGCTGTCATTCCCATAGTGATTACCATGGTCTACATGTACCTTGACCACAGGTGCATCATCATCAGGGACAACGACAATAACAGGATCATCGTCATCATCAGGCACATCGATAGCAGGCGTATCAGGTGTATTTTGATGTGTGCGTACTGCTACATCAGTGTCACTACCACAATCACGCATGGTGTCATGCACACCACCAGGGTAGGGGAATACATCAACTGCGATGCACAGTAGCACAGGTACATCCTCTTTAGCTGACCATGTAACAATCACATGGCTGGTAGGACGTACACTATTAGGCACATGCACAATGGGTGCATGCACAGAGGCTGCATCAACAGCAGGGGTCATAGTGCTATTGGACAGCACTACTGCTACAACGGCCAGTATGATGACCAGTAGCGAGGGCAATAGGGCCTTACAATTGTTGGACATTAGATATCTCCTTTCTATGTCCTAATAGAGTATGAGTGTGCGAATGCACACCTTTATGCTCATCATCTCTAATGATGATGAGCATCAGAGGTGTTCACTAGCGGGCGCGAACAATCGAAGCGAACACGTTCGAGATACGGACAGCCGCAAGCATCTTTTCAGATCGTTGCGGATCGTTGACAGGCATCTCGTATGCCTTGCCTTCCCAATCCAGGCGCAAGCGATGAAGCTCACGCTGTGCCGGGCTCAGGGGAGGGATGTGGGACTTACGGGTCTTATTCATGGGGTTACTCCTCCGCCCCCGCCCTATAGGACGGGAGCATAATAAGAATGAATGGGGTAGGTTCACTTATGGATACTCCTACCCCCTTACTATGCCCCGTCAAAAAGTATGGCAACTAAAAATGTGATATACTACCAATCGGAAGGTGACTACAAAAAATGAGAAAAGCAAAGACTTTAGATCTACCAGTAATTGAGAAATGGGTATATGCTTATTTCTATGATGGAGAGATACCTGGAACGTGTGAGGAGGCTGAGTCTGGATATCTTTTGGGTGCAAGCACCACGAAGGTAAGGCTTGCGGTTACTCCACTTGAGGGGAATTCGAATTTGTTGCATTTCCAAATACTGGGAGTGAGGCAGGGCATTCCTACGTATTGCCGGCTGAAAGATGAAACAGGGACAACGATTGCACAGGTGACTGAGATCGAAGTTTTCAGAATAGAACCAGGGATATTGAAACCATATGAGATAAATTTCAGAGTGGAATGAGGAGGCTGTATATGAGATTTCAGGATATTTGGGTGGTAGTGGTACGCGAGGGAAAAGAACTTTTTTGGGCGCTGGTGCGGGCTCTTGTGGCGCTGGCGATTGGGATTGCGATCTTGATTGTGTTTGGAATGTTCTGAGATGAGAATCAAGATCAAGAGAAAGAATGCGTTTACTGCTCTTACGATTTACAGTTTTGTGATTTTTCCTTTGGTTGCTCTTTTTTTCAGGCTCAATCCGTATGTAGTATCAGCCGGGTTTCTTTTTCAAGTAATTTTGGGGTTCTTGTATCTTGCATCGGAATAGGGATTTGAGATGAAATTGACTGCACCAAAACCCTGTCATCTGGATGACATCACTAGAGAACAGTGGATTGCATTCAAGTGGAAATCGGTCTACGTGCTTGCGGAAACAGCTCCGCTGATGTTCTGTATTGGGGAAGCTGATGCTGAAGGCGCCGAACAACGTGGCCGGGATTGGGATATGCTGATGGCTGCACGAAAGAAGATCGTGGATGGATAAAATATTTTCTATTCGCAAACATCCAATACGCAAGGTCATTCATGAAGGAAAAGTAATTCATGCCGACTATGGCCCGAGAGATGCCCGCACCTATGGGGAGGTTACGCTTACCGGAGTTACAGATGATGACCAGTTATCTTTTCCGTTGCAACTGGGAACGCATATTGGGATGCCCCGTATCAAAAGATTTTTGCTAGAATATAATGACCAGACATTTACAGTCAGAGTCTTTTTTACGGTAGAAGCTCTTTACATAGACAAAAAAAAGAAAAAATATGAAACGATAGAAATCTATGAATGTATCGATTATGACCCATCAGATGAAATTCCATTTTGAAAGGAAACAAAGTCATGGCTAAAACAAAAATGAGAGCGCTAAGTTTGATCCCCATCCGGACCCAAATGGACACAAATCCCGAAAACGTCAGTGGCAACGTGCGGAAAGATGAAGAAGTTATGGTCACCTCGACCCGCGAAAAAGACGATATTGTTTACGGGAGAATCGGGAAAGGCCTGTATGTGATTGTGGAACGTAATGGAGTATCCAACTTCGAACAGGTCTAAAATCTGGTAAAATACCTGTGGCGCAGGTGGCCACACCTCCATTACAGACGATGATAGTTTTCACTCCTTTGGTAGCTAACCTTAGTAGCAAATCCTGGAAATCCGATCCCACACCTGCGCCTTGACTTTTTTACTACATAGTAGTATATTATTTTCCAACACACGTTTGGGTGCCCCCCTCACCCCGGCGTGTGTTTTTTTTTTGTGTATAATAGCCCACAACACTACATAAACAGTAACCAGAAAAGAGATAACCCGTCATGACACTACAGGAGCGCAATATCAATGGACGACAATGCCGAATACCAGAATATGGTTACTTACTGGAAAAGTGTAGGGCAACCTGAGTATATAGAATATGGAGGGGGCAGCTACCGGGTCTTTACTCCCAATGGAGAGGATCAACCCACTTTTCAAGCTCAAGACTCAAACGCGATGTACGGCACAACTTCAACCTCGAAGATGGCCAAGGAGCCAACCAAACGGGTAGCTCCAAATCCCAATAAAGCATCCGATCTGGGGGACTGACATGGATAACCAGGATAATATTTATTCAACTTCTGATAAAACGGTTTGCTTTGCGCTGGATATGCTTTTTGAATTAGTGGACACGGCCACTGATGAACGTGACAAGATGGTTTACAACTTCAGGAAAAACGACAAGCGTAGCGTTCCTGTTCTTGTAGATGACACTACCTGCAAATTCGAGGTATTGAGTGTCATGGATATCGTTACCATGATCCGCAACGGCCAGGCTAACAAGATCATGTTTTCTTTTGGGGATTACTGGACCTCTGAAGGCACGTGGCTGACAAACCTGCGCCATTTCCACAACGAAAGAGCGTATCACCGGAAATGATGGTTTTGTATTTATGGTGGAACAATACGACTTTTTGGGCTGACCGTTCTTATTGGCGCAAAGCCTGGGAGGTCGTATACACACAAACAGCACCCGATCATATATGGACAAGGAGAAATTGAGATGAGTGAAATGAATATAGCTTCTACAAAGATGAACGAAGTTCCATCAGCGCTTGAAAGGCTGGATACGGTAATCGAAGATCTTCTTTCACTTCCAGAAATATTCGAGGCTCAATTCGCACCTGTACTGAGTCCGGTCAAAGATTCCGAAACCGAGAAATCAGTGCCCGATGCTCGTTATGAAAGCGCACTGGCCAATGAGATCATGGAACGCGCCCGGAGAGTAAGGCTTGCAGGTGTTCGGCTTCACGCTATTCTTCAGCGTAATCAACTTTAGTGTACACACTCAATAAATCACAGGTTGAGATAATCAAGAGAGGGCTAACCGATTCATCTCAACTTGATTTTTTTACTGGGTATTGGTTCGATAAGGGTGGGGGGCATGGCTTTCAGTTTGACCGTGGTTTCGTTCCTGAATATGCCTGGCAAAAAAAACTCGTTTTTGCACAACAAAATCTGATATGCGGCGTCATGGGGATCGGTTCTGGGAAAACACTGGGGGTCGGGATGGCTGCATATACCTGGGCTATGTCTACAGAGGGTTTCAAATTCATGAACGGCGCAAACTGGGCATACCAGTCCCGCTTGATGAAGGACCTGATTGAGACTCAGATCATTGATACCCCTGCGGAAAATCTGGTTGATAACAGTGTAGATACTCCCTATCCCAAGATCACCCTGGCTTACAAGATCGGAAAGATCACCTACAGGTCAACCATGGAATTCATGTCCATGGATAAACAGGCCGCGAAGATATTTTCATGGCGTGGTGACTGGATCAACCTGGATGAAGCTGCCCTGATCGACCAGCTGGATGTGGCGTTGATGAACCTGTCCACCCGTCTGACCGGTAAGACTGCTCGAGGCCGTGAATACCTGGCGCGAATGTCCCTGATGACCAATCCCTGGGCAAATGAATCAGCTACACATGTGTATTATTTCTATGACCTGGCTATTGATAATCCGGATGAATGCCTGTCTATCAGTGTGCCCACCTCAGCCAATACTAACATTACGGAACGGCAGATCAAGAACACCTTACGCTTCATCCGTGACCCTGAAGAACAGGAACGTCTTTTGGATGGCCAGCGACCTGAAGGTAAAGGCCTGTTCTTCTCGAAACCGTCTGTAGGCCAGTGTGCCGATCCGTATATGTCAGAATACATTGAAACCAAGTTCAAGGCCGGTGTACCGGGTTTTCAGGTTGTTAAGGCTATGAGTTTTGGTGTGATCGAGTACCAGACCCCCAAAACCAGCGATTATTGTTTCCTGGTCGGGGATCCGGGCACCGGTAACTTTCCTGCAAGGAATGCACCCTGTATTGCGGTTATTGATGCCTCCGGACTTCCCCAGGAGCCGGCTTTCATCGTGGCGTTCTGGTGGGGAAGCGGAAACCGGCGCATTCAGCCGTTTATGAACAAGTTCTATGACTATAAGGACAAGTACCGGCCTATCTTTGCTGGCGTGGACAGTACCGGACCCCAAGCCGGTATGGTACAGCTCATGAATTTGACGAAAGTGTGGTCGGGACAGGTAGAGAGCCTGGCAGACCAGCAATCGGTTTATGGGATGGACTTCAGTGTAGGCCGAAAGGACTCAATGCTTCTTGCGAACCGGAACCTGCTTGAATTGGGGCTGATTCGTTGGGCAGACTTCGCAAAAGGCATTAAAATGCAATACTATAATTATGATCGCGCACTGGATCGCTCAGGTCAACCTAAGATTGCACAAGATATTGTGGCATGTCTCTCGATGGGGGCGTTCGCTATCCGCGCGTATTACAATATTGGTCCGGACGAGCAAGCTGAGCGTGAGCGACAAGTTAGATCAAACCTCGACACGGCTTACCGAAATATCAGACGACCTGCGCAGGAGCGCAATTACAGATCAAGATGAGTTCCCTGAACAGTGGCCAACCACAGACCGTGATTACAGGTTACGAAACAGAGATCAAAGGAGATAGATGATGTCAGACGATAAACTGGATATGAATAACCTGCCTTTTGACGCCCATGAAGCTGCGGAGATGCTTAACAAACATTTCGAAGATATCTCAGAACCGGCACCCTTGATTCCTTCTGAAGCGCTGTACGGATTTGCGGCCTGGCTGACTGCTCTGAAGGAACCTGTCACGATGGGCGCAAGTCATCCTGCCGGCATTGTTGCCCAATTGGTAGACGAATTCTGCAAAGCGAATCAGCTTATGGATCCGCGTCCTGGTTTCGAAAAACGCTTCAAATATCCCATCACAAGGACGCTCCACGGCAAAAAGAAATAGATGGTGCTGAATGCAATTCTTTCGTAATTGACATTTAGAATTAGACAACTTACAATAAAAATAACATAAACCTCACATGAACACTAAAAGTCGCATTGTCGCTGCTATTCGTGTGAGGTTTTATGGTTGTCCCAATCAATACGCAGGTCGAGGAGATCATGGGGGAAGCCCAGCTTATCAAGTTCTCTTTGTCCGACATAAAAAGTTTCCCTCTGAACGAATTCCTTGAGCGCAGGATCATCTATCAGAATCTTTTCTCATGGTACAACGGCGACAAGCTGAAGGAAACACAAATCCAGGGCGGGAAACAGGTAGAAAAATTCCCAATCAAACTAAATCCGATCCGGGGTGCAGTTTACAAACATGCCTATGCCTTGTTTGGCGAATTCTCAATGGATTCAAGGCCACTGGCACCGGCTCAGCTGCGTCCGGACGATATGAGCAAAAAGGACCAGGCGCAACGCGGTCAGGATTTCCTGAATACCGTATGGGCAGAATCCCATGGTCGTTCTGTGCAAATGCGGAACGGTCTTATTTCACAGATCAACGGGGGATGTGTATTCAAAACAAGCTACGTCCCTAAAGCAAGATTCAGGACTTATCCATTCAGAGTAGAAGGCATACATGTCAGCAACTTTATTGGTGTGCCTATGTCCGGGGAAGAATTCAGGCTCGAGGAGGCCTGGATCGTTAAGGCGATCAGCCATGACGAAGCCAAGCGAAAATTCGGATTGAGTTTTGACCCGGCAGAACCGGTCTATTATGTTGAATACTGGAATCCGGATGAATGTGATTTTTCAGTCAACGGTGTTCGCATTACTTCAGGTATCCGGGATACCCTTGGCAAAGAGATTCTTTATGGCGGGAAAAACCCTTGGGGGTTTGTGCCTATTACATATATTCCCAGAGTGCGCACAAATGGCTTTTATGGGGAATCTCTCATTACAGACAACGTGCAGGGTATTGTAGAGGAACTCAACCGCAGAACCGCGGATTTCGGGGATGCAGTTTCCGATGATAGCCATACCTATTATGTACTTGTGGGTGCCAGCAAACGTCCGGATATCTATGAACTGGCTCCGGGGGTGCGTGTCATCCAGATCAAACCCGAACCCTCCTTTACAGGGAAAGAAGTACCACCGTCATTGGAAAGACTGGGGGCACAGAAAGCCAATGAGTCCATGGATAAGCTGATTGACCAGCTCTATAACAATTTCAGACGCGAAGCCTTTGTACCTGCCGTTGCAGATGGTGAGGATGAAGGTTCACAGCGTAGCGCCCTTACCCTGGCGATGCGCATGTGGCCTTTGCTTTCTCACACCTCCATGCAGCGTATCCTGTGGGGTGACGGGTTGTCTCAGGTTGACAATCAGCTCTTACGTATGGCTCAGATCAAGGGTTTTGGGGATATTCCACAAAGTGTGACCAGGATGCGTATCGAGCGCAAATGGGCTCCATTCCTGCCAAGGGACAGCGAGTCCTTTATCAATGAACTGGTCAATCGTGCTTCTGCAAATCTTGGGTCCACGGAACATTTGTTATCGCTTATTGATGACATCGAGGATCCCGCAGAACAATACAAGATGATCATCGCGCAACTCAAAGAGATTGCCGATATCGATGCAAAAGCAACTGCCGAGGCTCAGGCTGCCGCCTATCAAGCTAGAGCAGACGCGACTGCGCAAAATCAAACATCAACACCACAAAAACAGACGAGCAAAACCACATCAAAAGCCAATAATAAGGAGTAAGTATCATGCCTTCATCCGATCCATCCGATCCTGTCACCCAGACGCCAACCAAGGAACCTGCTGTTACGGAACCAAAGACGGCTACCGGAACCCAGACGGAACCGACCGCCGATTACAAAGGCAAAACCGCCGAGGGCTGGCATACCGCCTATGCCGCGTTGCAAAATAATTACAATAGTCTCAAAACAGACACCGATCAAAAAATTGGTGATCTTACTGGCCAACTTGAGACTGTCAACACGGACTTGAAAACAGCCCGGAACCAGGCGTCCCAGTTTGAGCAAACCAACACCACATTACAGGAAACCATTCAAAATCTCAATAAAACCTTTGGCCTTGAAGATGGCGCTGACGCAAAGGCTCTTGTTACGAAAGCGGGTGAAATTGTCACCCAGAGTGAAGCCGGATCAAAAGCCATATCGCAATTAGAACGTGCCAATCTGATCATCACAGAGTATCCGGAACTCGCAAGCTGGGAAGCAAAAGGATTGCTACCGACTGCCGAGGATACTGAAACGCTGAAAACCAAACTTAATGATTTCAAATCCAACCTGGGAATGAAGGTTGGAGAAGATGTCAAAAAGACGATTGAAGGCGCTTCTCCGGACACAGTAGTTACTGAACCCAAGACCCCTGATGACGCCAATCAGGAATCCGAAGATTATTTGTGGAATCGGCTTACCGAACTGGCGAACGAGACACCGTTCAACCGTGTTGAGTACAACAAGGTTCAGGCACGCTATGACGAACTTCTAGCGAACAAGGCGAAGGCAAAACAGCAATAATAGGAGTTTACGATGGCAGACCCCATCACTGATTATTATGCAGACAATCCGGTTGAGGTACTGGATAAGAACCAACGTACCTGGTACGACCCCGATGTGCTGCTACTGTTCAAAAATAGGTCACTCTTTACCAATGTTGTGACCTATGCGCGAAATCTCGGTGACGTTCGCGCTACAAGCATGGTGGTAACCCAGATCCTGGAACCACATGCCAATTACAACGCCCTCGCAACCCGGCAGCTGTGGCTCCCGGCGATGCACATTGACTCTCGTTCTATCGAGATCACCTTCAGTCACCACGGTGGCAAGGTGGCCATGCACGATTATGATGAGCTGGTGACTTACTGGCAGACCAATGGAAACCCAGGCCTGCGCGTCATCCTCAATCGTGTCCTCGGTCAGAACATTGTTGATGTCCATGACTTCCTGGCCCGTAACGCTTTGCTGTACGGCGCTTTGGCACAAACCGGTTATGTGTATTACGCCGGTTCTGCAACCAACTTTTCCGATCTTGTCTCAACCGATTCGATGACCCCTGATATCTGTATGGAAATCCAGCTGGGTATGAAGTACCGTGAAGTCGCCGGCGCTCTCAATCCGGATGGCTCTCCCGGCGCTGTGGTGTGCTACACCACGCCTGGTGTGATTTATGAATTCCAACAGGATCCAGACTGGGTTGAGGTTGCAAAATATGCGGATCCGGCTCGCTTGTTCCGCTATGAGGTTGGCACCTACAAGAATGTGCGTTTTGTTGAAAATACGCGCCTGACCCTGTTCAACTGCGGCACGATTGAATTCCAGGCCGCAATCAGCGCGGCTGCACATGCCGGTGATGGTGCGCCCAATCCTTCTACGACCAAGGTCGATGGTACCTATATGGTCGGTCAGACTACAGCTGGAATCGTGAACTACATTCAGCTTGATACGCCCATCACTGGAACGATCGCTGATAACCTGGCTGTCAATGACATTCTGACCATTCACACCTCTCGTACCAGCACTTTCAACGTAACCAATGGCGTGAACCCATTCGATGGCACCCTGCACAATCGCCGTCTGGTCGAGATTGATGAGGCCAATGGCCGGCTTATCTTCGATAAGCCGATCATGATGGACTTCGCAACTGACCTGGGTGGTGGCGTTTATGGATACGTGACCAAAGGCTTCCATATCCACTCGAGCATCTTCATTGGTGCCCCGCAGGGTATTGTCGCTGGCCTGGCCGCGCCTATCCGTCTGCACACCCCGCCCCCCATCGATGACCTGGAAGCGATTTATCGTTTCTCATGGAATGATCGTATGGGCTATCAACCATATGCCCCAGAGGTGTATGAGGTTGTGTTTAGCGCTGGTTCTGTCCGGTTCAAGGGCAAGATGGGCGCTGCTGCTGGATCCTAATCCATCGAGGCTTTATGTCTACTCTATCAGAAGTTCGATTGAAGGTATTGAGGGTGCTGTCCGATGAGGATGGTGCCCAATACTCTACAGACCTGCTACAAGATGGGATTGAGGCGGCTCACATCGCCGTTTTGCCATGGGTCTATAAGAGAAGCGAACAGACACTGGTTGCTGATGAAGAAACGGTTTCATTCGCTTTGCCTTCGGACTTCTATAAGGTCATATCCATATTCGACTCTGAGAGTGGTTACTACATTCCGGAAGGTGTACAGGCTGCATTCTCGCAACCTGGTGACAATGTGAACGTCAATCAGGAATTCGCGCAATATCCGGAAGGATATCTGACACTCCTGAACGCTCCGACCGAAGATCTGGTGATGAAGTACGCAGCATATTGGAGCGTACCGACCGGCGAAAACGATTCGCTTGAAGTCCCATCCACACTGATTATGCCGATTGTGCTTTTTACGGCTTCTTATGCACTACTAGAGAAGTCAAGTAACGTCAGCTCGATCCGTCAATGGGCAGACAAGAACGTAGATGCCGGCACCCCGGTGATGAATCCAATGCGTGACCAGTCTAACTTCTACCTGTCACGTTTCACGGAAGCTATGAAGCTCCTGCCCGCACTTTCCCAAGGGTTTGCATAATGGAAGAACCTTCACACATCGTTCCTATGCTGTGTAACCGGATACTCACCTCTCTGACAGATGTTTGCATTACGAATATAGAGAGTAGAGATCCAACACGCATGAACGATATCAAGGTTGGTCGCTTTCAAGAGGACCCGCAAAAAACCATGATTCGAGCATCCATCCAGGGCGGTGATCTTGAGGATCCAGGCCTGATGGATGAGATTGTGGATCCGGAGAAATCAAAGAACAGGCTTGCCTTTTACGCACCTGCTAGAGAAATTGGCGGTGGCCAGTTATGGTGGCGCAAGGGTGTTATCCGTCTTGAGATGTTCTTTATGGTTGAACGTCCTGCCGTATCTGAAGAAGAAGCCAGGGAGCGTGCTTATCTTGTGCTTGGCCGCATCCAACAACACATCGAGACAATTCCGGTATATGACCTTACAGACCAACATGGAGAAAAAGCCATAAAGCTATTTCACCCGCGAAATAGTTTCTATCAGTCTGGTGGCCCTCCCTCGTCATGGATTTGGCGAGGCAAACTAATCTGGGAATGCCTGACTGAAAGACCATAAGGAGTAACAAATGGCTACAACTGCTCAGGCCGGGATTTTTGGATGGGGTCCTCAAAGCGCCATGGAATCTGCCGCAACGCAGTATTGGCGTCACAAGGCCACAAATATCGATCTCGGTATCTTAGACGATATCAGGGTCGGACCGCTTGAAATTGGTTCCGGCCCATTTCCCACGTTCCCGTACAAGGCCGGTTATGTGATCGGCGGGGGCGTGGATATGCAGCCTCGTCTGGAGGATTCTCTAGGCTGGCTGTTGTACGCGCATCTGGGTTCTCACAGTGTCGGTGCGGCTGTTGATGGGGTTTATCCTCACACGTTCGTGCCTGATACTGACCCGTCATTCGTGCGCTGGCTGTCTTTGCGCAAGTACATTCCTCAGAAGGAATCAGACCCGGCTACTGACCTCGGTGAACTTTATACCGACTGCAAACCAGTCAACCTTGGCCTGACCCTGCCTAACGATATGCCCATTACGGCACGTTGGGACTTCATGGGACGTTCCTTCACCCTGGTTGACGACATCACGCCGTGGACCTGGGAAAATGCCGCGTATGAGGACTGGCAGTCCATTCCGGTAGGTTGTGAAACCGGTGGCGACATCCAGTTTACCGGTGGCGATCTATCCGGGCTGTCCGTTCCTGTGGTACGTGCGCAGGTTGCTTTCGGCAATCAGAACCTGGATATCCGTCAAGAAAAGGTGTATGGCTCACCTGAACTAGAGGACATCACCATCATTCAGCGTCAGTTGACCTTCGATGTAACGATCAAGTGGAATGATCCCTCGATCTATCGAAATATTCTGACCCTGCTTTCCAACGGTACTAGCTGGTCATCCCGTCCTTTGACTGGTTCACTGGATATCAAGACCGTAGGTACTGCATTAGCCGGTTCGTCCACTACACAGAAATTCGAGCTTGATATTACTGCCGATGAAGTCATGTGGCAGATGAACGGCCCAATCACGATGGCCGCTGGTCAGGCAATCATGATGCGGTTCACTGGAACTGCATTGGAGCCTTCCAGTGGTGACTATGCAACATTCACGTTGTATAATGAGGTGGCTGATTACGCTTGGCCTTCTGCGGGCTCTTAGGCGCATGATCCTCCTTCTGTTGGCCTGGGTGGGTTCCACGACCTGCCCAGGTCGACCACATCACACAAACAGGAATACAACAATATGACAACTAAATTCGCAATCATCGCAGGCCCCAGAACCGGAAGCAGTACGATCCAAGTCTTTCTTGAAGATCTGGGGGTTTTTGTTTATAGAGAACCATTTAGACCCGAGAAAAATATACATCCATATCCGGATACTCTCAATGAGATTTATTTCAAAAAGAACGCAGTTGGATTGAAGCATGTTTACACTCATGTCAACATTGAGGAAAATATCCGAATGGTTGAATGGCTTTATCAGAGAGGCATTACTACTGTTCTTCTGACGCGCAGGAATAAATTTCACCAGGCGGTCAGTCTTTTGATTGCCAAAAAACTGAATATCTGGGCAGTCAAACCTGATGTCATGGCGGCGCTTGAATACAGGAATGTTGAAAGTTTTGAAATCTCGATCAGCGAGATTGAAAAGTTTATTGAATATGCTGAAACGATTGAAAGCGCTATTATGGGTATCCATATTCCCGACTATCAGATTTTTCAGACATTGTATTATGAAGCCTATTTCAATCAGGACTCTGCCAGGGCATTGACCAATGCAAGTCAGCTTGTTCGGGCGCTGGGTATCACAGCACCGGATTACATCGCTCCAATGATCCAACAGCATTTTGCGCCAGGAAGAAAACAGAACACCGAAGCTATCTATAGATTGATTTCTAATCGTGCTGAAATTGAAGAACATTTCGGAGCAAAATTATGACAGACAAGGTTATTGTCGATCTTGGAGGAGAGGGGCATTACCAAAATGGCACCGTAACGGTCAACATCAATCCCGAATCAGGTAGCGACATCATATGTGATATCACGGCGCGTGGCCAGGAGCTGCACAGATACTTTCCTTATGGGAGTGTGGACATGTTTACCTGTATCCATACTCTTGAACATCTTGACCCGGCTGATGTTCCTGAAAGTCTGCTTTACTGGAAATCCATTCTGAAAGATGGAGGCCGGTTATTGGTTATCGTTCCGGACCTGAAGCAGTTATGGCAGGATGTAATGAATGAAATTGTTTCCGAAGATGTTGCAATCGCAATCACATTTCGTAATAATTTCAATGGAAAATTTGAATACTGGGACACCCATAAATGGGGCTGGACACGTAAAACTTTGCGCCGGGATATGGCATCCTGTGGTTTCAAAGTCATTGATCCTGAACGACCATTTTCGAAAGATTACATCTTCGATGATTACAGCTTTAGCTACACCGGTGATGTGCATCATTATGTTATTCCAAATTTGCGAGTGATGGGGTTGAACAAATGAATGAATATCTTGAGAAGTTTCACCTGCAATATTTTCTGGAACACAAAAGAGAGAATCGCTATTGGTGGTTTTTGAGGAATCAGTTTATGCCACCTGTGTATACTACCTTGGATGAACCTGAATTCTTATTGCTGATGGAGTGGTTTCGAGAAACAGACAAGAGAGGTGTTGCCGGGGAATGTTCTGTGCCTCTCATCTCTGCTTTGCTTGGATTTATCGCCGGGTCCGGGATAGATGCAGTTGTACAGCTGGGTCATGCTTACGGATATTCCAGTCTGCTTATGGGCTGGATGCTTCGCAGAATGGGGAAAAAACATGCACTATTTTCAATCGATATCAATCCGGATGCAACTGCTTTTGCCCAACACTATATTGACAAGGCTGACCTCAATGAAGTTGTTGCGCTCCGTGTTGGCAATAGTGCTGACCCAAAGATGGTAGATCGTGCCAGGCAGTATTTTGGAAAAGAACCACAAATGATCTTCATTGACAGCAGTCATCAATACAAACATACACTGAATGAATTACGGCTTTATTACAATGCGCTTCCCAAGAATGGGATTATCTTTCTGCATGATATCTCTCGTTTTGCAACCAGGTTTGATAAAACAGGAAAGGGGGGAGTCATGAAGGCGGTCTGCGAGTTTGTTGAAACCAATCTTACTGAATCCGGTCTGTTCAATCGGCATATCGAAGGTAGCGACAGGGACGCGCCTTTGATTTTGTTGGATGGGTGTGGTCTGGGAGTGATACAGAAGTTATGAACAGTTTCGATTGTTTTGATACTCTGATTGGTCGAACTTGCGTTGATCCTGTCAATATTTTCGAAATGGTTGGAAACGAGATTAGGGATCCGGATTTTGTCAAAAAACGGATTGCCGCAGAAAGATTCTTTCAGCGCAAAAAGGCTCCTTATACACTTGATACTATTTATAAACAGCTTGGCCAACCAGAGCTGGCTGAAATTGAATTCGGCTTCGAGCTTAAGAGTACATTCAAAATAAAACGCTATGCAAAAATGCTTCGGGAAGATGACATTATTATTAGTGACATGTACCTGACTGAAGATCAGGTACGCTTACTTCTCGAGAAAGCCGGCATTCATTTCGGCGGGAAGATATTTGTTAGCAATTATGGAAAGTTTTCTGGAAACATTTGGAGAACGGTCAAAGAGCAGAGTCACAAGATCGAATTTCACCATGGGGATAATTCTTTCACAGACTTTGAAAGTCCAAGAAAACACGGTATTCGTGCAATCAGGGTCACTGACACAAAACTGAACAAGATCGAAAAGCTGTATGCCGATACGCTTCCGGAACTGGGTGCCTGGGTGCGCAACAATCGGCTTCGGTATATCGTGGACGAGCGCAAAGAATTCTTGACGTTTATGCAAAATCAGTACAACATGCCGCTGTTGTGGAGTATCTGTCAGGAACTTGATCACTATCACAATGTGTATGATTTATTATTTATGTCCAGAGATACCCAGCTTCTGCACCGCATGTACACGACCCTGGTTCCGGACGCGAGAGCTGAATATATCTATATCAGCCGAGATACTTTGCGAGGTGACAGTCAGTCTTATTTCGAATATTTGAATTCGAAGTTAACAAACAGATCTATACTGGTTGACATGGCATCCTCTTGTGGATCTTTGAAAGAATCTCTACCTCATCTTCAGGTAAAAGAGCCCAATGTGTTTACAGCTGTTTTTTTACCTGTGCCGTTCAAGGTCGATCTTGGCCCAATCCATTGTTTTGCGATGACAACCAATACCCAGATACAAATCAACAATACCTATTTGGAGATGTTGAATTATGCAGACCATCTTCATGTGGCTGATGTTGTTGACGGAAAACCTGTATTCGATCTTCCTGGTGAATATGACATGGAAAAGGTCAAAGCTTACCATCGTGCTTTCAACCTGATGCTTGAAAATATTCCCAACCGTATAGTTGATGCAAAACCAGTATTCTTCCATGCACTAGCTGAAATCCAGAAGAACAAAGACAGAATCGGCAAAGAGTTTCCGAATCATGTTCCTATCGAAATCAAGCATAAAAAAACCATAAAGCAGGAACGCGCCAAAGACAATGTGATTGTGATCGGAGCTATCGCTAATTATTCCTGGACAAACATAGAACCATGGTGGAAATCTTTGAAGGCAACCGGTTTCGATGGGGATATACATATGCTGTGCTACAACATTGGAGGCCAGTCAATTCGGTACATGGAACGTAGAGGCATTCAAACACATGTCAGAAAGTTGACCGGGAAACAGATTGTGATTGATCGCTTTCGTGACCTGGCTACGCTTCTGGATGATATCGATCCGGATACCTGGATTGTTTTTCCGGATGTTGGGGATATCGTATTTCAGTACAACCCGAGACACTACCTCGAATCTGTATCAAAAGATATTGTGGTGACGCATGAAGGTGTTCTTTTCAGCGGAAACAAGTGGATGCTGAATAACCTCTATGAGAGCTTTCCAAAATACGCTGAAGGTCTGAAGGATAAGTTCTTCTTCAATGCTGGCTCCATAGCTGCTAAAGCTGGAATACTTTCGCAAATGTCAGAACACATCTACAAACTATGCTTGGAAAATCAGAACGCCACCAGTCACGACCAGACCGCCATGAACATCCTGCTTCACAATAACCCTGTTTATCGAAAGAAAACATTATTTTTGAGTCCCAATGATCCATGGTGTTTTTGCGGAGCTTCAAGTATATTTGCACGACCCGAAGATGCCAAGAATTATTTGAGCGATCCGGTTACAGTTCAGAACGGAATTTGCTATTCGCGCCCTAATGTAAAGACCTGCATGTTTCATCACTACACACGAAACAAAAATATTGCCAGGCAGGTGATAACCCAGGTCAATCGCAGATTTGTAAATTCAAGACGGTAATGCTCCACATTGTGGAGCTGATTAGCATGAGCGCCTACAATCCTCCAAGACTTGTTTCCAAAGCATACGATAGACCTGTTGACATACTGGCTACCAGGCCGCATTTTGTTGACCATATCGCTCCTGTATGGAGGCACCTAGAAAATCGAGGTGGCTTTTATGTTCCTGAAGTATTGTTAGATTATGCTAAAACCAAAGTACCTGAAGCCGTAGGGGTAAAGCCAGTTGGCAGAAGCGATAAGCTGAATATCAGGCCTCCCGAAAAAAATGTGTACTTTACCTGCGCTTATGGGGATTTAGAGAAAGGCATGATTACTGACCTGAAACGGGTTTTTATCTTTATGGAACACGGAGTCGGGTTAGTGTTTCCGGGAAATCCTCACTATGCCGGGAGTGTTGGCCTTCGAAGGCGTGTTCATTTCTTTCTTGCGCCAAATCAGAATATTCATGATAAGACCTGGACCACTTTTCCAGAAGCACCGCAAGCTATTGTTGGCACCCCAAAGATGGATAATGTTCCAACAGATATGCCGATCAACCGGGATGACCCGTTGATTATTATCTCATTTCACTGGGATGGAAGGAAGGTGGCCAGGGAAGCGGCGAACGCATATCCACATTTCAGAGAGATTCTTCCGGAAATTGCAAAACGATATCACTTGGCCGGCCATGCTCATCCACGTATCGCAAACTACTTCGAAAGAGTGTATAATGAATTAGGCATTGAGTTCATTCGTGATTTTGATGAAGTCATGCGCAGAGGGGACCTTTATCTAAATGATGCCAGTTCAACAGCATATGAATTCGGCGTCACTGGGAAACCAGTCATCTTACTTAACTCGCCCGGTTACCGGCGTAACATAAATTTTGGAATCCGATTTTGGCAATACACAGATTGGGCTATTCAGGTTGATGAACCTGGCCAGCTCATTTCTGCTATAGAACAAACACTACATAAACCCTCACATGAACAGAAACAGAAACAGATGGTAGCAGACCTCTACCCGTACCATGGGCAGAGTGCAAAGCGTGCTGCTGATCAAATAAACAGATTTCTGAACATGCGAGGAACCAATGCCATACAAGATACCTGATGTTGTTGAAACCGAATTCAGACTCGAGGAATTAGATTCCAGAGAGAATATTCCTGATGAAGAAGCCACAATGATTATGGTCAAGACTGCTTCAGTGGCTGAAAATTCAAAACGATCCCAACTGTTTTCAAAATACGTGCAGGAAATTCCAAAAGATGATGCAGAACCAGAACGCATTATTTATAACTTCCCACTGTATACGCTTATGCAGAAGGAAACCTTTCTGACCCTGGTAGGGTGCAATATCCAATTCCCAACTGGAAAGAGTGATAATGAAGGTAATCCGGAGCTGAAGCCTTTGTTTAGATTCCGTAAGACTCCCCGTGGAAACGAACTGAATATGAGTGAATTGGAATTCAATAAAGCCTGGGGGATGCTTGACGATGATGTTGCCGCCGAGATCCATTCCAAAGTTTTAGAAGTCAATCCACACTGGATATTCCAGAATGTCGGAGGTAACACGGACCTGGGGGAAGGCTAGTATCCGCAGAGCTACAAGGTCTAAAGGCTGCTTTGTGGGATTACTTTGGCCAAGCAAATGAACGAGCAGAAGGTATAAAGGTAACAGAAGAAGAACGTGTAGACAAACCAAAAGCACTGACCAGATACGAACAAATACAAGAACTGCACATTCCATATGTTGATGGTGGCCTTATGGATCAACCTTACTTATGGATGCAGCAGCATGGCGTCATCAAAAGTTTCCTCGTTGAATGGAACGCCACGCAAAAAGCATTAGCACAACTTTCAGCGCAAGGACAGTGATATGCCCTACACGGTTCCAAATCCTACAACCGATCAATTCAGGACTTATCTTGAAAACCTTCTGAAAACATTTGATAAAACCTATCAGGTTCAATATGTGCCTCCACAGAAGGATGCCGGCAATAGCGATATTGAAGGAACGGATTTTTTCAACATCACAAAAAAATCCTCCAACAATGCTGGTGTTCTCAAGACTAACCTCAAGATAAACTTGGGACATGAGTCTCGTTTTAGAACGACCTACGGTGGACAGACTCCCCAGCAATTTGAACGTGCCCCGGAAATCCTAACGGGTTCCGGGCAAAGTGCTTATACCGTTGGTGGCTCCTGGGCTTCAGTGGCCACGGTTGTCGATCAGCCTGGCGGGAAATCTGATATTGATATCAGGCATGATTTGCGCTCTCCAATAGAAAGCCTGGCCACTTTGATCAGCACTGGTTTTTCAGATGTCGAAAAAGAAAACCGGTTCAATCCCGGAGCTGTTACGGGTGATGTAACCAGCAAGATTATGAATCTGCTATCCACAGGTTCCAGTGAACACAGTGATTTTGCGGTCCCTGCCGGCGCTTTGATGACAACAACTGGAATTGATGTAGATGCTGTTCGCAGAAAAGCCGCTCAAGCCATTCAGCTCGTAAATAGCTACGACCCTACTGGCACCGCAGAGGTAGGGCAGTTTGCACAACGAGAGGCGATAGCCAAGGCGCGTGAAAACATGATGCGTCTTAGCATTCCTGTACCTGGCCGGGGAGGAAAGCCAATTGATTCCTTTTTCAAAGAAGCTGGGTATGCTCCCGATCGCGCACAGGCTGACCGCCTTGTCGCATTATCACAGGCTTCTCGGGTTGTCCGTGATGCTCTTGGTCAGCCAACAGATACTGAAATCTATCTGCCTTCTCCGAAGATAGCCAAACACATGACTATTTTGAGTTCTGGTCGTCAACAAGCATCTTTACTTGGTGAAGATTATCAACCTATTGCGCCAAAGATGATCACAGGACGTGTACCAACATCCGGATACAGAATGACAACCGCTGATGTTGGAGGCAGAATTCCTGAAAAGTCTCTAGTGCTTGGAACAATGTTTTCGCCTCAATATCCTATTCCGGGTGCAGGAATGTATTTTCCGGAAACTGTAGATGCCAATGTGAAATCAGGTGGCTACAAGGCTACTCAAAGTTTTGGAGTAACTCGGAATGTCAAGGATCTTCTTACCGATAAAACCCAGCTTAATTTACAGCAACAAACCGGAAATGTAATCCCATCTTCTCTGAATTATGACGTTTTCTCAATGCGTACTAAAGAGATGAAAAAGTCTGATCCGGATATTATGTTACAGCAACGAGCAGGCACACATTCTTTTGCCGTTGGAAATCAGCAATTGCGTATTCCCAGATATTACACGGCTGAAGGAATCGGAGCCAGCTACGATAAGCAGATGCTTCGCAAGAAACAACTTCAAGAGGTGACCCCGGCAGAGATTGAAGCACTTTCAAAACGCCTGGGCGTGAATGTTGTTCCAGACGCAACCATTGAAGAAGTCCTCTTAGAGATGGAAGGCCAAAAACTAGTTGGTGGCAAGTTTGCCATTGAGGGTGTCAAATCAGATATCACCCCTTATACCGGCACTCCAACTTTTTCAGCTGGTGGCAAGGAAAGAGCCATCAGCGCAGTAACCTGGGAATCCAAGCAAATGCTGGAAACCTTTACAGGTAGCCTTGGGGCTATTTCTCCTACAGCCCAATATGGAATCCTGAATGAATATCAAAAATCGCTTACGGCTTCAGGGGATACGGATATGGCCGCGAACGTTCGTGCCGTCATCAAACAGCAAAAGGCATTGAGGAGAGAGGATCCTACAGCCAGGCTTGATCTTCAAGCAGCTGCAAATCAAATAGCAGGAACTGCAACGGATGCACCTGTACATGGATTGTCCAGAGATATCTTTCAGCGTGTATTTCTGGGAGGCTCTAAGGTACAAGATTTTGCAGGTATGAATGAGGCAGACCTATCTGCGTTTGCCCAATCTGATCTGAATGTTCGCAATCTGAAAAAATTCGGTATGGGATGGGTATCTCCCGAAATGAGCAATCCCATAACAACCATGTGGGACAGAAGCCAGGTCGAGGCTTTGTTCACTGGATACCGTCAGGGAAGTAATGTACCTGAAGCTGAATTACGTGCGCGGTTTGGGCGTCAATATGGTTTTGATTTTTCAAATGCAAAAGGTGACCAGATTGCACAGACGTTCAGGCCTAGTGGGTTTTACATGCCAGCGATTGCCGGTCCATCTGTGGAGTTTTCCGGAGGCGGCACACTTGGTTCCGAAGAAACGCAAATCCTTTCAGCGATTGCACCAGGCTTTGCAAACCGTCTGGGCGCTAATGCAGAAGGACTGACCCGGCGTGATCCTGTGCGTTGGGCTCAACGTCAGATCGCACATATCGCCGCTACTGAAATGGATCGGGGCGAGGGTAAGTACACCAAGATTGATAATGCGCTTCAGATTGGCACAGAACAGGCGACCAAAATGTGGGCAGATCCGGAGTTTCGTGCCTTGCTTGGAGATGAGGCCGGTGATTTAGCTGGAATGAAACGCTTTGAAGAAAAGCTGAAAAGTTTCTTTCCGGGCTCAGAGGATTTGAACCGCAGGCCTATTACCTTTGAAGCTGCCCCAGGTCGTTACCTTCCATCAACCAGGGCAATTTCTGCTTTAGCTACTGAAAGTTCGGCAACTATGCGAGGCGGCATAAGAACAGGTGAGGATGTTACACGTTCTTGGAATATGTTCCAGAGCGCTTTTTCCCAGGCTGTCACTTCGCAGATCAACGAGGACCCGACTGGTTTGCTTGAGGGTACCCAGAATCTAACATCGCATTTTATGAGACAGTTTGGCCTCCCTGAAGGCGGCAAGCGTGATGTTATCAAGAAAATGATGGGAAGCGAAATCGGTGTTGCTTCAGGTCACTATGCTTTCTGGAATGAACTTAAACAAAACGAGGTTTATGCCAGTAAAGAGAAATACATGGAAGCAATCCGTAAAGAGCTTTCAGCCCAGGGACTTGATACCCCCGAACGACCATTATCCAATCAAGAAGTAGAACAGGTCTACAACATGATTGCAGGTCTGCCTTCAGAGGTTGGAACTGCGCCTAATGATGTGCGAACCAAAGGGTTACCCGGTGTGGTGGCTCGCTGGCCTATTGTAGCCGGTGAGGAATCCATGCTGGGAATGCGCTTTGTCACCCCGGAGCATCTACAGCGTTCGGGCCGGCAGGCACCTGTTGAGGCCGGTATGGGAAACCTTCACTGGCGAATCGGTGTTGGGCCGTCCAGTATTATGCAGGGTGACTTCGATCTTGACTACATGCTTGGTTTGATGGGGCTGACCGGAACAAGAGATGAAAGTGGCAAGCTGGATGTGAGTTTCGCAGCCTATAATAGAAACGGCAGGCTCGGAAAAGATATAAGTGCGCTTGTCAATCGAACACAGCAAATGAGCTATGAGACTATTCAGAGGATCCTTTATCCATCTAAAAATGCTCAACAGCAATTCGACCCAATTTTCCAGGCATTCCAGGATAGAGATAAAACAGGTACGCTTGGGCCAATGCAACAAGTGGCAAGAAATCTGATTGGCGAACAGTTTGGAAAATCAGGCTGGCAGCCTTACGGCCATCTGTTAGACAGCGTGGCTACATATGGGGGAGCCAAAATGATGATGGGTACTTCTTATAACTTCACTCGTGCGCTCGAAGCAGCAGCCGGTGTAGGCGGCTGGTCAACTGAGGGAATCATGCAGGGACGTAGAGGCAGGGCACAGATCTATCAACCTCACCTTGATCTTCAGACATCCCAGGCTGCACCGATGGTTCGTATGTATCAGTCATCCTTCTTGGCCGAGGGCAAGGGTGGCAAACTGGGATTGGGCTTTGGTACCGATGTGGCTGGGTATGGATTGCAGTTCATGAAAAATGCCGGCAAGATCATGAATCTGAGCGAGGATAATACCAGTCGCATTATTACCATGCTGGCAGGTAGTGCCATTACTCCTACAACAGCCGGTGAGCTTCCATCTCCGGAAATGCTTGGGTATGCTTTCTCTCCGGAAGAAGGTAGGGTAAATACTGCTCCTGAAGATATGCAGACTTCACTGGACCTGTTCACAAAATGGAAAAATGCAGAACGCCACCCAGAGAATGCTGCCGAATACAATAAACGCGCAGATTACGAGGAGGCTTACATGAGAACAACCGGCCTCGCTGACGTACTTCAGGCACCCTATAACATGGAGGGCACCACAGATGAAAGAGCTACTGCCATGCAACACACTCTTTCCCAGTGGATGAAATATAACTATTACGGCACGAAAGAAGGCCGTGAAACAGCCTTGCAGGGCAACTTCATTACAGCCATGTTCTCGAAGTCTTATGCAAAGAAACAGGAAAAGGAACCAGGATGGACACCTCCACTCGACTTCAGGACTTCGAAACTCGGTTCACGGATGATGGGCAAAGCCAATATCCAGGCACCTCTTTTCAATATGATGAAAGGCGGTTTATCTTCCGGACGCACCTTGCGCCGTCTGCTGAACTCCATAGGACAGACATCCGGTCTGACAAGTTGGGCAACCGGCAATCTTCAGGCTCTTGGTTTTGGAACGGACGAGACTATCTTCCCGCAATCACAGGTATCCGCTTCGGGTAACGTGCGATCTACCGGGCCGAACGGTGAACCGATTATCGTCAGTCCAGAAATGGAACGTCTATGGGCTAAAGACTGGGCACGTATGAAAAACAAAGGTCTCTACGAGGGCAACTTTGGTCAATACATAGAAGAACGCAAGGCAGACCTGGCTAGGCTAAACACATCTTTTGCAGGAAAGCCTGTGGATCAAGCAAGAGTAAATCCGGAAACAAAAGACATCGAAGGTGGCTTCGAGAATATTCCCATGGTGGATTTCGATGCCATCAATAATGCACAACCAGAACCAGAACAAACGCAAACTACTACTACACAACCCGAACAAACTACTGCAAAACCACAACAAAAAACGCCAAAACCACAACAGCCCAGTAGTACCCAAAAACCGCAACCTGGTGGTACACAGCCTCCCAATAAACAACCACCCGGAGGAGGAACGTCTACTCCAGTAAGCCCCACCACCCCACCCTCTGGTACTCCCCCACCCAGAGCGCCGCAGGATGCTTCTCAGAACACCAAGTTTCCTGGTCTACCTGCCAACAGTATTCCGACTGAACAGGCACAAGAGTACATCGGCAAGTTTAGAGAGTACATGCCAAATATCACACAAGCAGCTGGCGCAATTCAGTCAGAACTTGGCGCTATTACTGGGGCAACCCCTGGACCAATGGGTGTGTACGAAGCTATGGCGCAACTTCCTGAAGAACAGCGCATGGAAATCCTGAAAAAGTATCAGGAACCGGCGCGTCAGGCTCAGGAGCTGATGGGACTTGCGAAAAAGGTTTATCCAAATCTTGAGAAGAACGTGATCGACCCGGCTGTACTCAGGCAGTTCGGTATGTCCGGAGCTGATCTGCGCATCATGTCTGAAGATACTCTGCTCACCAACAATCCAGTTGGGCAGAACCTGGTTGACCTTGGTGGTCTGACGGGTGTTCCGGGGTTTGAAACCTTGAAAAAGCGTGGAGGTACCACAGCCGCATCCGGTCAGGTTAGTGCAAATATTGCTCAGATCCATTTCCAGGAATTGGGCGAAATTACAAAGAAGCTAACTGAGAATTTTGAGAACCTATCAAAAGGTCAAATCAAACATAGCGATGCCCTGAAGGAAGAAACCAAACTCCTTGAACAGCGTGAACAGGCCAGGCAAAAACAAGCGTTATCAGAGAAAGCTGCTCCACTAGTGGAGCAAGGCTTACTCGAGCCTGAAATCACGGCCACCAAACGAGGAAAACCGCAAATCTCGTACAAGCGTACTGACAAACCAATTCCTCAAGAAATGTATAAGGCTTCCCAGGCTTATGATGAACAGCTTCTGAAAACTGAAGGTCTTGGTGGGACAGAAGGCCAGGATAGATTGATCGGTGGTGTACGTCCGAGTTTCATGCGCCGGGTGCTGGGTGGCTTTGGACTCATGTACATGCGTTCATTAGGCAATATCATTACAGGTGGGTTAGGGTATGGCCAACAAGAGCGCACAAACATGGAGCAAGTATTCGGAGCCTCAGCTGGTGGAATGGCTGGCATTGGATATACTCCTCAGAATCAGGCGCAAGTGCTTCAGAATCGGATGGCGCTGGGTGGCCAGGCTTATAACCCTATGCTTGGATTGCAGATGGCAAGAGCGCAATCTCCACTACTTCAGGATATTTCAGCAGCTGGTGGTGCTGGACTTGGTACTTATGCCCTGTTACAACAGGCTGCTCTTTGGGGTGGTGAAGGATCCATATTCCAACAAATAGCCAATGGCGGTTTATCTGCTTTTGGTGGTCGATTGAATATCGGTGCAGGGACTGTGGTTGGCGGTGCAGTTGGCGCTTCGTTGCTGGCGCAAGGATATGCCAAGTCTCAAGATACTGAAGGCCTTGCTTACCGATGGGGTACTGGGAATGCCTTCTCAAAGATCACAGGCTTGACCGATACTCTTGGTCGAATTGGAGCTGGCCAGGCATTTACAGGTGATATCTATCAACGCGGTGCTACATATCGAATGCTTCAGGAAAACCTGCAACGTCCTGAAGGAATGACCACTCAAGGTGTTATGGATTGGGTTACAGAGCAGGGTCTTGGTGGTCAGAAGTATGTTGATGCCGGGACTCCGGAAGGTCAGGCATGGTATGGCCAGGCAACACAAAAACTATTGCTTGACCAAAACCCCGAATTTGCTCCTGAAACAATTGCGGCAACTTATCAGTTCATGCAACGGAACCAGATGAACCTGAAAGACTTTGGGACAATTGCATCCCAATTTCAGACAGGGTATACAGAAGAATCTGTTTCATCGATGCTCAAGGGTTTTGGAATGAGCATGGGGCAACAACTTTCGCAAACTGAGAATTGGGCTGGCGGGAATGCGCCTACCAATTTAGGTGTTGCTTACATGCAGACGCTTGGCATGATCAACCAAAACAACGCGCCGCAATTCCAGGCCGGTCTTGAGTATATGGGTCAGCTTGGATTTGCCCCGCAAATAATGCAACAACAGCAAGGATTGAGCAATCAAGAAATGGTCAACCAGGTCTTACAGTGGGGAGGCCAGGGAGCTATGCAGGGTGGTTTGTACGCACAACGAGCGCAGGCCTATCAGCAAGGTGCCTTTATGGGTTGGAATGTTCAGGCTCCGGAAGCACCTCCTGAAAATCTGACACCCGAGCAGTTCGGTCAGGGGATGTATGAGTCCCAGAAGCAATCCCAGAAGATGATGCAAATCGAGCAGATTGCTAACCAGTTCTCATCCAATTTCGGATGGAGTGGTGAACAGCGTCAGGGTTTCCTGGGTGACATGGAAAGTTTCTACAAGTCCGGACGCTTCAATGCTTATTATGCTGATGTTCTGGGTGGCGCTTCCCAGATGAATCCTTATGCCATGACTCAGCTGTATACCCAACAACAGCCAGGCGGGGCACTGGCCGGTATTGGACCACAGATACAACCATGGCAGGTCACCAAAGATATTTGGGGGCCAGGTGCGGGAGAGTTGGCAGGTAAAGCCGTGAACCTGCCAGCTTTCACCGTGTCCGGAGGAACACACCCACAATTCCAGGCATTGTCTGAAATGCTTGGACCTGATTTCATGCAACAATTGCTTGGCACCGATGCCGGGAATGCCTTTGTCAATGGGTATCAGATGGAAGGCACGAACATGCCGGCTGTGGCTGGTCTTATGGGATATCAGATGCAACAAGCTGATAAACAGTGGGATTTGCGTCAAGCACAAATGGGTATTTCAGATCGAGGCAATCAGCTTCAGATGGAATATCTTCCCAAGATATGGAATATTCAAGATCAAATGCGTGACCTTGGATATCGTCATCAGATGTTCCAGTTTGGTCAGCAAGAAAAACAGATTGCCATGCAAGCCGGTCAATTCTATGAAAACATAGGCCTCAGCGAGTATCAGTCCCAGCTTCAGCGTGGATGGACCCAACAGGATTGGGCATTCAATTCCGAAACCAGAGCGATGCAACACGGATGGCGAGTAGAGGACTTCGAGGAACAACGCCGCTTTATGACTGGTCGTCAGCGCCGGTTGGCTGAACGCCAAATGGAACGCGAGAACATCACCTATGGTCGTGAGGGTGAACAGATCGACCGTCAGCAAGAACGGCAAAAAGAACTTTGGGCACTTGAGGATGAGCGCTTCCAGATGCAGAAGGACCATTATGAAGAACAGCGTCAGATGCAGGAAGAATCTCTCAAGGAAAACAAGAAGTATTATGAGCAGAACTTTGAACTTCAGAAAAAGCTAACTGATCTTCAGCGCGAATTGACCATGAAGCAGCTGGAACTTCAGAAAGAATCTCTTGAACTTCAGAAACAAATTGCTGAAGAACAACACAAGATGCAACAAGTACAGCAGGCTATCCAGTTACTAATGCTTCAAAATCAGACCAAGCTAGAGGACAGCCAGCAAATCTTTGGTGGCATCAGTGAGGAGATGCGCACCCTGTTCGAGGATTGGGCTGATGTTATTGGCAACGGCGGTTCGGGCTCCGGAGGTTATACCAATTACACTGTATACGGATCCGGAGGTGCTAGCGGTACTATCAATAGTGGTGTCCGTCCGGAAGGAAGTAGCGGCGGCATGCAGATGGCCGAGGGTGGCGACTTCTGGGTGGGAGAAAACGGTCCGGAACTGCTCAGTGTTGGTATGGATGGTCCAACTACCAGGATGCGAGGACGCATTCAACCTACCAAATACGATCCTTGGGGTTCTACAGCGATAGATTCAAAACCCTCTTTCAAAGAAACCAAAGAGCAGACCATTGTTGTGCAGATTGGCAACGAGGAAATCAAGCGCTTTGTTGTCAGAACAGTAGAGGATGACTTGTAATGGCTACTAATCGATATATCACTTTACAAGACAGTGAACTATCCGTGGTGAAACGCTTCAAATCCATAGGGCTTCGAACTCCATGGCAACGCACCGACAATTTCAGAGTCACGCTTGGTGGTGATATTGATAAGGTTGCTGGAACTATCTTGTATGCTTATCAATATGTCTTGCGTGTTCCTGCTGAAGTTGATGATCTGAACTACGGAACGCTTGACGATCTAAAGTCCTTGTTTGTTTTGAACAATCCGAATGGTACTCCGAACGATATCATTACACTGATTGATCACTATGGAGATTCCCACACGGTCCTTTTCAACGAGGATGTTACCCCGGAGCCTTTGACAACTATGCTTGAAGGCTACAATGCCTGGTTTATTGTGCCAATTTCTTTCGTTGAAATATTTTTAGCCGGAGGAAGCGGTTCATGAGTAGAAGCATTACAGGCACAATGAGTGCAGCGCTTGCCAATGACCATGCAGTCGGGCCGTTAGCCAGGGCTGAGGTGTTTCCATCTCTGGTATCTTTTGAAGCCCTTACAAGAGATAATGCAGTTTCAGGGGCAGACACCAATCCTGCTTCTGATGATCCGATGAGGCAGGATATTATTTACAATGCCACAGCTGGCCTGGTTACTTTCTACGCTGATGGGACTCTTAAGTATGCACTTGATGGAGATTCCTCCCCAGTCTCTACCGTGGAATCATCCAGTATCAAGCCGGGGGTATACGGAAACAAGTTGTATGTCTTGGTTGGAAGTTCCATTTATCGCAGGTCAATCAATTGGAGCCAGGTGACTTCCAAGAACACCAATCCTTTCAGTGCTGATGCAACCCTGTCCCCAAGTAATACCATTGTAGCCATACATGGAATCAGCGAAACAGAATGTGTGGCCATTGGGGATGATGATGGTGGGTTCTCAATAGCATATTTTACAGGTACAACTGAGATCGTATGTTCTTCTCGTTTTATGTTTCCAAGTTCAATTGACTGGGACGGGTCTGATAGAACAATGGAATCGCTTGGCCTGTTCTCTACTGCCTTCAGGCTTGGAAACAGAATATTCGTTTATATCAGTAATGCTTCAAGTGGCATGGTGCAGGGTGTATTCTACGACCTGGACACACAGGTTTGGAGTGATGTTTTTGTAGCCTTGCCTACAGATCTGGATGTTAGTCTGTGTGAATTCAGAATTGCAAATTCGTTTGTCCGGAACAATGTTGGTTACATGGTTGGCCAGCTTATTCGAACGGACATCTATGAAACCGATCAGCCTTATACGCTTATCCTGTCTACGGATGACGGCAGGAATTTTGATATCTCTCGTTTTTCATTTGTCGCAAACTTAGGCTATAGATTCTTAGGAACGGTTGGTACAGATAATAATCTCTACCTGGGTAATTGCAATCGTATCTGTCAAGAGCCCTCTACCTGGGTATTTGACGGGGACGATGATAGTACCTCGCCTATGACCGATATCCCCATGAGCGATATCCTGTCTGTTGAATTCAATGCAGATGACATGACCCTCACCCTGAAATCCGGGAACGAGGCTGTTTTAGAGAATACTCATTTCAGTGAGGGTTCTCGTGTAAAACTCTATTCCGGATACAAGACTTCTTCAGGGGATGAATACATCAAGTTTGGAACCTATATCATAGATTCTCAGGGGCTCAAGTTTGCCGATGGGGATCGGGGTTATACAGCCAGGTGTGTGCATGAAGGACAGTGGAAATTGCAAGGACTATCAATGCCGTTCTACGCGGAGATCCTTGGGTTATCCAGTATGTATGACCCAATGACAGAAGAATCGGGCGACCTCTATGCAGCTCCTAACAACAATCTAACTGAAGAACATTTTTATATTGACTTCTGGAATAGCGAACCATACGCTAATGCCAGCGAGGGAATCACTGGCCACGATATCATGAATACCGGTGTAGGAACCTGCAATACAACAGCCTCGCACAAGGTTGGTTTTATCACCAAGGAATTGTCGATCGTTCTTAGCACAAGCGGAAATCCGAAAATCACAGGTACAACACTGAACGTGAAGATCTATGGATGGTCCAGACCTAACCCGAGTGGGCTGAATGATGTGGTCAATCTGGTACTTGTCACCTGCGATGAAGATGGCAAAAACGAGGAAACCGTTATTACCGCAGACACAAAGCGCTGGAAAACAACTTACCCGACCGCAGTAGCTGGCGAAGATCCTATCACCCTGGCCGTTTCAGGTATGACTGTAGACCGCTACATCAAGAAGGTTGGCCTTGTTTTCGAACAGACGAACGGTGCGATATCCTGTCCGGGACGTGTCGAGTTTGTGGATAATGTTGAGGTGCCTGTATCTTTATCGTTATCGAATACTCCATGGGAACGAACCGGGGAAGGTACGTTCAAGATTCCCGCTGCCGGCCAGCCTTTTATTATGTTTTCACAGAAACCCTATAACGCTTTCAACTTCTTCCTGACTTCTCTTTTTGAGAATACAGTTACAGGTGGTATTTCCGGATACCCGGTTGCGGTTGGGCTGATCGGCCTGGCCGAGGACGCTTCAAATTTCATAGTTGCCCGATATGATAAGGTTACTGATAAGGCACAGCTCGTACTGGTTCGGAACGGACTTGAAACCGAATTAGCAAATGCGGCTCCTGGGTGGTCAATGGGAGATCTTCAGGGGATGCAATTCTCTCATCAGGATGGGCATTTTGAAATCAAGATGTACAACGAAAGCACAGAAACTTACAGCACAGTCCTGACTTATGACTGGGGTGCAGCTGATGGGTTTATGTTCACATCCAGAACTGTCACGCGCAAGTGCGGAATCTATGGGGCGATTATGGCTCCTAGTGTTAAGCTGATCGCTTACGATGGAAGCTCACAAGAGGACACCACCACGGCTGACGGCATGCCGATTGATCCGCTTGGAGATATTACAGACTTCCCCAGCTCAGGTGATCTGTATGTGGAAGGAAATATCTACAGCTACACAGGCAAGATATCTCACCCAGCCTACATTCCTGGCCCTCATCAGCTGAGGAATACAGGCAAGGTCAATGCACCTTATGGGATTGGAAAGCCTGGTGTGGAATGTTATCTGTTCGATTGGAATGGCAGTACCAGTGCCTACAATGGGAAACTGATTGCCCTGGATAATGGCAAGAACTTTATCAGCATCGGTTCTCAATGGCATATCTACATCACAACCGGTGGGAAGAAGATTTGGCTTCGCAATCGGTCCAGACACTATTCTGAAAACACTCAACTTGTTGGCGCATCTGGTACCACAGCGACCAGAGTATGGCCGGGGCTTGGAGGCTTTTCCGGGGTCAGTCTGAAGTCCGGAACACCAAGGCGCATCGGTAGAAATTCGCGCGCGATTCTAAGCCTGGATGGAGAGATAACCTGTTATTGGTTTATGGGCTCCGGTGGGCAGCACGATACTACGGTGAAAGATTTGATTGAGTCTACCTGTGCGATCAGCGGCACAAAAGCCTTGTTCCCTGGTGACTTCTACGATAGTCAGATTGATGTGAATGGGTCAGAAGTAGAATTTTTCAACGATGCTTATGGTGAGGGCTTTGACCTTGAATTCGATCTCAGCGCTCCGGAAACCTTTGAGATCCGGACGAACGTCAGGATTGTTCCGGACAACTATGACAACAGCACAGAAATAGAATCGGATACTGGTACAAAGTTGGTTTGCACTGACCTGGGCAGCGGTAGCTTCAGCATCTCGTTAGTTTCCACGCCTTCAGATACGGTCATGTACACGTTTGTATATTCGAACGGAAATGCTTTCCAACACTACAGGATCTTGTATTATGAAAACAATATTAGTGTATATCACAATTATCGCTGGGTGGCTTCTATTGCGCTGGATGAACTGGACTATAACCAGACAGGTTCTGTCACAGTTAACGGATATTCTTCTTCTCTGGTGAGCTTCCTGGATGTTTACATCCGTGACTTAAGTGATTGGCGCGAAGCAATCTACATTGATCTTGAAACAGACGGTGCGGCAGCAATCGGCTCGATCATTCAGGAAAGGCCGGTTGAGATTGTTCCTAACCCTGATGGAAGTCTTAGCTTCTTCTACGACATGACTAGGCCAAGAGTCACCATGCTTTATACCCCTTTTACCCATGAACACAACAAAAGCATTCCAAGGGACGGTGCTTCAGATGCTATTGTTTATGGATCTGATGATGTCAAGACGATTGTGAATGCAGATTTTGCTAACACCTTTGGATTTTCCACTGTCTTGTTACGCTTTCCTAATCTGAATGTGGGTGCAGTAGAGGCTGCCCAGAGAACCCAGATAAAAGCCTTTGAAAGAAAGGATGAACATACCTTTACAGCGCGTATTGATTTCCGTATCATGCCAAGTGACGTGATCGATTATGACTATATAATTTCTGGAACGGGTAGAGCCGTTTCCGGATCTGCTATTGTTGAAAGTGCAAATTTTTCAATATCCCAGAACGGAAAGAAGATAAGCGCAAACATGACGGTCAAGGGTAGAGGAGAATACGGTGCCTAAAAAGAATACATCGCTAAGTCGTAAGATCAATGACAGCATCAAGCAAGGAAAGCTCATGCCAGCCGTGGTCGTGGACGTATTCAATAAACGTGCGACTATTCAGCTTTCAGGAAATGGCGCACTACTTCATAACCTGCGTGTGATTGGCGGGCCAGTAGATAAACTGCAAAAAGTAGATGTAGACTTCACGACCCCGGAACCGACTGTGGTGGCGATCAGCAAAGAATGGGTGACTAGCGATGAACTCGAGAAAGCACTGAAGGCGCTTACCGCAGACAGTATCGAGCAGAAGTTGCGCTTCGATATTGTTCTTTTTTCCGGAGGTGGCGCACAGGACCAATACCCCCCAACCGCCGAAGGCCTCTCGAGCGCAGTTGATGCTGCCGGCAACGGGGATGTCATTTTTCTTCCGGATGTTGATATTGAGATCGACCTGACAATTCCTGAATATGTGACCTTGCGAGGAGTGAGCAAGCGGCAATCTATTATTCGTGGAAGCATCACCTTCAGCTCCGGGGTATCTTTTGAAAACCTGTGTTTGCTTCAGGGAAGGTTCACCAGTGAAGAAGTCGTAGGAATTACAGTCCCGGCTGTCACAAGTAAAACCTTCATCCGTCATTGTGAGATACATGGCTATAACTGCTCAGATGGGAACGCGGTAGCGGTTGACCTGGCGGCTGGTGCCAAGTTAGAGATCGAGCATTCCGTAGTGATCGGTGACGCGGCCAATGCAAGCGCCTGGGCTGTTCGCGGTGTAGCTGGAAGCACGTGCAGAATCAGTAATGGACAGGTGTTTGGAAAAACTGATGTGTATACCGGTACAGGGATTTATGAATATTCAAACCTTGAATTTGAAAGCGAGATTGCAAGAGGTTGTATTGTTAGTGGGGAATTAAGGAACGGGGCCTCTGTCTCTAATTCGGTATACAACACTCTGGTTCCTGCGGGTGCTATTCTGGATCCAAGTGGTATTGTGACAGAACCTTATTTCAAGGAAATTTACGATAGTGTTCTCAATCTGTATGTTGGAGGCACACCTGTTCTTCGCGTGGGAGACTACATTTATTTCATCGATATGGATGGGTTTGCAGGTTCAAACGGGCAAGTCATAGTTACTGAATATGATATCGTCAATGATACTTCTAAGAGTCTCAACGCAGGGACTTACTATACTCTTACGGGCAGGGATATAATCTGTGCTGGGGACAACAGGAAAATCTATGCCGCTTTCAGATCTACCTTCAGCACAGTCGAAATTGATGTGATCGAGTGTGATTTTGAAAATGATACAGTTACCAATATAAAAACATGGGAAGATGGAGATGAACCAGGGTTCTACGACAACCCACGGGGCATCTACTGCCTTCAAGATACTTCGGGCAATTTGCATCTTGTCCTGTTTGGACAGTGGGAAAACACAAACAACACAAATGTGAACACGATAACCTGCTCCGGTGTTTACATCCGTCATTATGATTTTGCGGCTGATGCCTGGGTGACTAAAACACTTGAATACAATTCTAACTATTATGGGATAAGTGCAAACTGGTATTTTCCTCCTGGCATGTGGGAAGATAAATTCCTTCTTTTTCCAACCCCGTCAACATTCGTTGCTGAGGATGCCGCTGGCAACGATCTGAATAACAATTACGATATACCTCCTGATGGACTATACGTGATGAGTGTTCCCATCTATGACATCAAAAACAAAACATTCACACAACTCTATAGAGAGGTCACAGGCACTGATGACTGGACAGGCCAACCAAGTCTTGATATCGCAGCTGTCAGTCCTGCCACGGGTGAAGTCATCATAGGCTGGCAAAATGGCGATGGAAGCAACACCTATGATTCAGTCCATATATACAGGTGGGATATTGATACCGGCAACATCACTCACATTCATGAGACTGCTGATACTGGTACCCTAAGTTTCATGAACTCTGACACCGAACTCTATATTTTTGAATACACCAGCTACAGTCCTTATGTCGGTATTCTTAGAAAAGCCTCTGACTGGTCAATTCTCAGCTCTAATTTTTCGGTATCTCCTTTTGGGGTACGTATTGTGGATGATCAGGACCGGTTCTGGAGATATGATGAGACTACTGAAAAGGTATTTGGCACCAAGGTCACAGATGATAGCGATCAAATATCTTTTGATGCACCTAAAAGTTTATTGTCTGACGGACAGGCTCAAGATTATTTCTTTATTCTTCTCATGGGTGACTGTATTGCAATCTGGATAAAAGAAGGCATATCTACTACTAATAGAGTACATATCTGGTTGGTGAAATGATGGCCGCAATTCCGCTGAAAGGTGATCGGTCTGCTAGAGATGATGTCAACTATCCCTCTCTGCATTCCAAAGGAATAGAGGATGGAAATCAAACTATCCATCTTCCTCCTGGGACAAGTGTAGGTGACATAGCTTATTGGGATGGAACCAAATGGACAACTCAACCTCTGACAGGCAGTCAAGGAGTCGTCCCACCTATCATGACCCTTGGCACCTATGAAGGATCCATACAGGTTGCTACCTCACCACTTGGAATTTACAACCGCTATGGGGAAAGCCGTGAGATCATAGAAGTCTTTTTATCCGTGTCTGCCGCTCCGGTCGGAGCAGATATTCTTGTTGATATTCTTGTCGGAGGTGCTTCTATCTTTGGAGCAACCAAAGCCACTCTTGCAGCTGGTCAAACTACTGGTGTGATTACATCTTTCCTGGATCCTGTTTGGTTAGCCAACAGTAAGTTGGTTTGGGACATTACTCAAGTTGGTTCAAGCACACCTGGTTCCGACCTGGTTGTTCATATTCTGCATGAGAAATATTCAGTGCCTGGCTCTGGAGGCTCGGGTTCATGACTAGACTCATTACTGATGATCTTGAATCTGGTTCTGGGACTTGGGATAGCAGTACAAGCGCATCTGTTGTTACAGCTCCCGTTGCTCACGGGACATATGCAGTTAGACTTGGATCATATGGACAGGCACGATGGCTGAGTCTTACACTCACCGAAGCCTATACCCGTTTTTATTTCATGACAGATGATCATTCTAATTTGTATATGATCACAGGAATGAAAGCCAGTGCTACTATGGTAGCGAATTTAAGACGAGATGGAAGCACCAAAAAGTTACGCTATTATTTAGCAAACACTTTGAAACAAACAGGAAGCATTGATATCGAGCCGGGTACGTGGTACCTGATTGAAACTTATTTTCTTGAAGCCTCTAGTGGTGGACGTTATGTTGTAAAAGTGAATGGGGTAACAGATATTGATTACACCGGAGATACAAAAGGACCTTACGGGAATTGCACCGAATTCAACGTAGGAAAATACGATGTAGGGATTATCTATCACTATTTTGATGACATCGCAGTCAATGATCCGAACGGGGGTTCAGATGATTCCTGGATAGGCAATTATCCTGGTATCAACTTACTGAAAACGTTCGAGGGTATGACCCTGGCGGGGACTGGAACGGTACCTACAAGTGCGACATTAGACAAAACTCTTGGCAACATGACAGTTGCAGGAACTGCCGATATTGTTGTTTCAGGCGATCTTGATAAGTCCTTTGAGAACATGACCGTTTCAGGCAGCACTGAAACCTTCATTACAGCCTCACTGTCCAAGACTTTTGAGAACATGTTCACCGCAAGCCGTTCTCTGAATTCTGCTGGAAAGCGTTCCAGTGCGTTACAGTATCTAAAACCTTATATGATTGTTGGTGTGCTTCCGGATAATTACATTTCAAGTGAAGATCGAGCCCATGTTCTCGGTTATTATTCTCTTGTAGTAGACAACTTGCAAATAAACGCATCTCTAACAATAATTTTTGATGACTTTGTATTGGACGGGCTTATCCTTGCTCGAGAGGGCCGGGTCTGGGGACCGGCGATACAGGCAGGCTAATGGCAAATTTCACTCATCTTGGTTCTATGTCAAACATCTCGTGGACAACTAACTTGACCATAGCAATATACCTGTCAGTTGATTTCGCCTGGCCTTTATGGATATTGAATATTATTGTCGATAATCCAGCTGGAAGAAATTCTCCCGATACACCTGTTTGGAATACTGGCTATACCAGTGATCCATTTACCGATTGCGGTCAGGGAGTTGTTAGCTCCGGAGGAGAGTTAGCCATTGAACAATGGTATATCCAATATCCAACAGTGGTGAATAATCGCGCATTATCTTTTCACAATTACAACCAGGACAATGTTGGTGTGTTTTATTCACGCTTTGACATCGATACCGCTTTTGAAAGTTGTCAGCTCGAGGATTCTGGAAGCGGTTCAGGAACGGGTGCAGATCCATCTGTGGCAACTGCGAGTCTATCTGCAAATTCCCTGCTTTATGGACTTCTTGGTTCCGGATACAGAAATGCACCTGTTACGGGTTCCGGATTTACTATGCTGGCTGAAGATGATGCCGGTCAATACGGTGCAGGTATCGAATATATGATTGATACTGGGGCAGCTGGCTCGAAGAATGTTGGTTGGACACAAAGCGCTGACGATTGGGCCGCGATTTACACGGCCTTTGAGGTTACGGCTGGTGGTATAGCGGTTCCTGTAATGACAGACTTGGCCAGGCAGAGGAGAAACTAAATGCGATTCCTGCGAAAGAACACAGCGGTTATTATTACAGTAGGACCGTTTCTAGATCCAGCCGATGGGGTTACTCCGGAAACAGCTCTAACTGTCACAAACTGCCATTTGACCATGATGCTTGATGACGATGATGGTTCAGCACCCAACCTGATTGTTGACACAGCTCCAACAGCTTCAGGAGGGGATAATGACATGGTTCACATTACCGGTGATGATGCCGGTTTCTATTCTCTCGAACTGACTGCCGCTCAGACCAACTACAATGGACGTGTCATCCTGGCCATTACAGATGCCGCCAATCATGTTCCAGTATGGCATGAATTCACCATCTTGCCTGGTGTGGTGTACGATTCGATTGTAAGCGGCTCCGATTATCTTCAGGTTGACACGCTTCAGATTGAGGGTACGGACGCAACCGATCAGCTGGATGCGCATGACGGCAACCCTCTTGATGCTGCTGGCGTCCGAAGCGCTGTTGGCCTGGCTTCTGCCAATCTTGATACCCAGCTTGATGCAATTCCAACTGCTTCAGAGATCAATGCTGAGGTTGTTGATGTATTGAAAACAGACACATCCACATTACCCGGACAAGAATCCCCGTCTGCTACTCCGACCATTGAGGAAATGATCACCTGGCTGTATAAGTTTTTGCGCAACAAGAGTACGCAATCAGGTACCCAGATGAGTGTTTACAATGATGCTGGTGATACAGTCGATCACAAGGCAACTGTTGGAGATGATGGGACGACATTTACACGTGGTGAAATACAAACTGGGCCATAAAATCACAAAACATTTATAATAGATATGTACATCCAACATAAACCAGACAGAACTGAATACTTCTTTTTTATAAAAGTGAGGTCGAAATGACTATTCAACTGTCTACCGCCGTTCGAAATGCAAAACTGGATGCTGTGGAATCTACTATTGGTGCTTCTGCTATCATGAAAATCTTTGATAGTGGTGGTTCTCCTCCGGCCAACTGCGCTGCCGCTGATGTTGGAACTGTACTGGCCACCATCAACCTTCCTGCTGACTGGATGGCCGCAGCTGCTTCAGGGGCAAAAGCAAAATCAGGAACATGGGAAGATACAAGTGCTGACAATGCCGGTGACGCAGATTACTTCCGTATCTATGACAATGGTGAAACAGCCTGTGGTATGCAAGGTTCTGCTGGTGACCTGGGTACCGAAGATCTTGTTTTGGATAATGCTACTATCGCTGCTGGTCAGCAAATCACGGTCACAGGATTTACCTGGACTGAAGGCAACGCATAAAACTAGGGGGGTGAGAATCCCCCTAATTTTATATGTCTATCTCAATAACTAATCTCACAAGTGGCGATGGAGGGGCATCTCCGAATACTACTGCATCTATTTCCCCGACAAACGGGGCGGTTGTTTTTGCGTGGGTGGTTTGGGCGGTCAATACTTCGCATTCGGTCGTTTCTGATAGTGCTTCCGGTTGTGGGTTGACGTGGACGAAAGTTTCCGATTTTATTTGGGGAGTACGAAGGCGAGCATTTCTCTATGTTGGAACAGGCACGCCTTCAAGCGGTCAATTGACATTCAGCTTTGTTCCATCTGGAGGAACGGTTCAAGATTGCTTATGGATTGTGGATGAAGCAACGGGGTTAGATGCAACTACGCCGTATGGAAATGTTTATGACGCTGCGCACGCGACCGATACTAATGTTTCCATTTCTATTGCAGAATCTCCGAATGCAGGTGATTTTGTTTGGTCGGCGATGGCTTGTGAAACGTTGAGTAGCACGATCAGCATCAACTCGGAATTAACAAATTTGACCGCAACCGTTGAAACGGGCGACAATGTAAGGAATATTGGGGCGGGATATGATTCATCTCCCGATTCAACTCCCACCCCTTCTTTCGATTACACGCCCGCAGGTTACTCGGGGATTGTTGCTTTAATTTTGAATGTCGCGTCTGCACCTGCTGTAGCTGTAGATCAGGAAGGATTTCGGTTTCGTGATGATGATGGCTCTGAAAGCACAGCAAGTTGGAAAGCTGCTCAAGATACCGATGTTGTCATAGGCACAAATGAGCAATTCAGATTGCGTGAACTGCTCAATGCTACCGGCAATCCTGATTCTGCTCAATATCAGATTGAAGCACAACGACTGCTCAAAATCCTGGCTCATCCTGCTCAAGCTGACTGGTCACTGGAATCTACCAGCGCCATTGTGCCCGGCACGACCGGCGCATGGGATGATGCCCTGTGGATGTCTCGGCCTGGACCATTGATAAAGATCGGAAGTACCTATTTCCTTTATTACACAGGCGCATTGTATGATGATGGGTATGGGGATGGAACATTCAGAGCTATTGGAGTATGTACTTCTACCGATGGTGTGAACTTCACCAAATACGCTGGTAATCCAATCATCACCTATACCACTACTGGATTTACAGAAATCGAAGAAGGCGCCTCAATTCCAACGATCTATATTGATCGAACTGGAACACTCCACATGTGGTATGGAGCCTCTAAATATTATGATGTTGATCAGGTTGATGTAGATATCCGTTATCGAAAATCATTGGACGGCTATAACTGGACTAATGACACATTAGTGCATGCTGCAACTGGAACCGAATACATTCCGACTTCACCTATGATTTGTGGCAACCAATGGAATCTATATGTCCTTGGACCACTTACTTCAGGATATGGTGCTTTAGGTAGATTGTACGGATCATCCCCAACAGATATGCCAACTTATGAATTGATTAATGCAAGTAATTGGCGCTTCGGTGGCTCAGTAAACTTTTTGCAGGGTCGAGATTTGTATATGCTCGGGTTAACTGCATCAACTAATTTGTATAACTATCAAACTAGAACACTAGATTGTAATGATCCATCTACAATTAGCAATCTTGTAGAGAGTGGTGGATTTGATCCTTATTACGGGCCAAATATCAACCTGGATCTTGACAATGAATTGTGGAGGATGTTTGTTCTTTCAGTAACTGGTGATGCGTATGATGGACATATACGGCAATACACCGCACCGTTTTCATGGACTGACCAAGAGGCTCTCGAGTGGCTGAAGATCCAGTAGTGAAATGGCGTATCTATTATGAGAATGGAACCACGTTTAGCGATTTAGATGGTGACTTCTTCGATGCACCCACTTATGGTGTGTTGGCAATAGCCTGTGATGATGGAGAATGGATAAATGGGGACATCACGGGCTTACTTCAATATCTTCAAAAACTCGGTATCGTGAAAATCGGGATCCATTCTGATAATTCAGTTTACAACCAGGTTCTTCACAAAGCCAGGCATGATAAGGACCTCAATGCAGACAGGGTAATTCTCGAGGGCGAGACTTACTACATGTTCAAAGGACCGCTTAGATGACTACTTCATTTACTTCGCAGGTAGGATTCAGGATTCGCAACGGGGATTCTGTTGGCTTGAATGTGGATAGTGACTGGGCGGCTAATCAAAATACAGGTGCCTCTATTGGGGTTGATACCACCTTCCGTGTCCGTCTTGAAGTTGAGGAACAAAACAATAAGAACGAAGTAGTAGGTGGCCAGCTTGAAGCTCGTCTAAATACAGGTTCCTGGTTCAATGTAACCACATCATCTACTGTACTCAAGGCAGTTACGTCTGGTCAGTTCACAGATGAAGATGCAACCACAAATCTTCTAACCGCTTCTGCAAAAGCCTTTGTTGCCGGTTCGGGTTCAGTTGATGGTGTTGCTACTGGTGTAGCTATTCAAAATGAGCATGTTGAATTTGAATATTCTGTTCAGATTCCAAATGCTGATGTAGTCAATGGGGACACAATTCAATTCAGAATAGCGGGAATTGATGGATGGGCTGTAACCGGCTCGATCACTGTTGTTGAAACAGTGAATACGAATGCCACCCTGAGCGAAACGCTTGACAACATGACTGCCGCAGCCACGGCTACTGTTCTGGTTGATAGCTCTCTTGCTAAGACCCTGGCAGACATGACCCTGGCGGGCACAGGAGTACAGCTCAATGAGGCTGTTCTTGCAGAGACTCTCGAGAACATGACCCTGGCAGGTACTGTATCTACCGCTACTGCTATTGAGGGAACTCTATCTAAAACCTTTGAGGACATGGCAGGATATGGACAAGTACAGACCCCGCACATTATTCTGTCAGATTCATCCTATATCACAGCCAGCGGCGAGAACACGACCGCCCAACTTACCCCGCCAAGCGGGAAAACCACCGGTGATTTTCAAGCAGGCCGTATTCAGGATGACGAGAATCCCACGGATGCTATTGACCTGGCCACTGATACCTACACAGAACTTGAATGGTCGCTGAAAGCACTCAACCTGAAGATCGGGGATAGCTTCAACTTCAGAGTAACCGTCAGCGGCACTGTTCTGGACTCATATTCTGTCACTCCACTAGTGGAGATTGTCAACACAGGTCAGCTTGGTGAAACCCTGGATGGGATGACCGTTGCGGGTACTGGCACTATAGGCACAGGAGCAAACACAGCCACACTTGCAGAAACCTTTGACGATATGACAGGTGCGGGAACTGCTACCGTTTTGGTAGATGGTTCTCTGGATAAGACTCTTGAGGACATGATTGCCTCGGGTACGGGCGTGGTTGCCGTTGACAGCTCTCTCGACTCTACGCTTGAAGATATGACGAATGCAGGGACTGGAACCGTATTGGTTTTGGGTACCCTGGATGAAACTTTTGATGGGATGACCCTGGAAGGTACTGTTAGCCTGGCAACCAATGCTGATGCTGATATCACCTTCGAGAATATGATAGGTGCCGGCGCTGGAACTGTTCAGGTGCAAGCATCACTTGATAAGACCTTTGACCCGCTGACGGTTTCCGGAATTGGTATAACTCCGATAACATCTGATCTGGATGCTACCTTTGAGGACATGACCAATACAGGTACAGGGACTGTATTGGATGAAGGTAGTCTGAACAGCACTTTTGAGAATATGATTGTAGCTGGGAGCGCTGGACTTGGTACCGGGGCGGTTCTCGATGCAACCTTTGAAGATATGTTGCAATCCGGGTTGGGTCAGGTAGATGCAACCGGTGCAACCGATGCAACCTTCGAGGATATGACCAGTGTGGCCACGGTTGCGGTCCTTGATACAGCTGCTCTTGATATTACCTTCAGCGATATGATTGGTGTCGGGGATGGAGATGTCCCGGTTATCGCAATCCTCAGTAAATCCTTTGAGGTGATGGATGGTTCCGGGCAAGCCACGGTTGATATTACTGCCTCACTTGATAAGTCTTTTGAAGATCTTCAGCAATCCGCTACTGTAAACGTATTTATCACCGGGGCACTTGCTTCCACAATGGAAGATATGGCCGGCGCTGGCACCGCTACGGCAGATGCTGGCGGGGTTTTAGATGAAACCCTTGAGGGGATGACGGCTTCAGGCACGATCGCAGTTGATGTCACGGCACAGGCTGATATTACCTTCGAGGACATGACCCAGAGCGCAACGGGTGGCGCAGGGACTATCCTCACTCTGGATATCACCTTTGAAAACATGGCCGGCGCTGGAACTGTAGAGACTCCAATTACTGGCCAGGCAGATATCACTTTCGAGGATATGCTCAATACCGGCACCGGCATTGTGCTTATTGATGTTGACCAGGATATAGCCTTTGATGATATGGCAGCCAGTGCCCAGGCTGATGTCCTGATCGATGCCAGTCTTGACAGCACCTTCGGCGTCATGGTGGTTGCAGGTACGGCCACGGCAACACAAATAAGCTCAGGCTCTCTTGATACGCAGTTTGAGGACATGAGTATCAGTGCCGATGCTGATGCCCTCGTGTTCGCAATTGCGAACATTACATTCGACTCCATGACCGGGACCGGTGCAGTTAATGTAGCTGTTCATGGAACACTGGCAGATCAGTTTGATGATATGCTTGCCGATGGAGATGCCAAGGCGCTTGTAACAGGAACATTGTCACGTACTTTTGATGACATGTTCATGGTGATTGAGGGGATAATAGGGAATGCAAGTGTAGTCTTTGAGGATATGGCTGGCGCAGGCACAGCGATTGCACCTGCCAGTGCCCAGGCCGATATCAGTTTCACTGGCACATACATCAAGCATAAACTGGAACATCAATTCACAGTCACAGCATACACAACCAGTCAAATTCTATTGAAAACCGAATCCGCAGGAACTGAAACGGTTATCAACACTGAAGGAGCAGGCTCCTTAGAAATAGAGACACGTGTATGAGTGATAGACCTGACTTACATGTAGGCGATTGGGGATTTCCTATTGTCCTTCAGGTAAAGGACAAAGCAACCAGTCGCGCAAAAGATATTAGTAATGCTACAACATTGACCATGCTATTCCAAAAACCCGGTACCGGAGGAGAGACATTTTCTAAAGATGCCATATTATCCGGAAGCGGAGATGATGGTAAGATGCAATATACTCTTGAGCAAGGTATCATTGATACGGCTGGGGAATGGAGTATTCAAGGTTTGGCAGAGGATGACAACGGCACATTCTATACGGACATTGAGATATTCACTGTCGGAGAGAACATTATTATTCAAGGATCCTAAACATGCCTACCCAATTTGAGATATTTGTCCAGAATGCACTTGAGATCCACGATCCATATGCACAGGGACATGGAAAAAACGTATCTCAGTTAGCCTTACTGCTTGCATTAGAGTACGAGGACGGAACTCATCAAGAAAAGATTGACTACCCCACGTTGCAGATCGCTGCAAATATCCATGATGTGGGAAAACTGTTCGTACCAGAAATATTCATAAGCAAATCAACCAGGCTGACAATTTCAGAAATGGAGACTATCAAACTGCATACTGTGTTGGGCTATAGAGCTGTACAGTCTATGAGCCTGCCCTTTATCGCGCAAGATGTTATTCTGCATCATCATGAAAACTGGGATGGCACTGGATATCCACATGGATTGCTTGAAACCAATATCAGTATCTATTGCAGAATTGTACGCATTGTAGATTCTGCTGATGTCATGTTTGGAGCTAACAGACCTTATAAGAAACGAAAATCAGTCCAGCAAATCATTACAGAACTTGAGTTTTGTTCGGGGCGTGAATACGATCCGTATCTGACGGCCAAGTTTGTCGGCATGCTTCGCAGGAAACCCGAAATACTAGAGGAAAGATATGGATACACAGGTTCTTGAGGCTTTTCAAAAGATTGTCCAGAATGAAAACAGGCATCTAACTGAACGCTTTAACGCTGAGATCAATGGCGTATTAAGAGCCGTTGAAACTGTATCTCAAGATGTCAAAGAACTAGAAGGTAGGATGCGGCTTCTTGAAATATCCAATTCGGGTGTGATCGCAGAAATACAAGGACGTATTGGTCAGCTTGTATCCAAACAAGTTGAACTTGAAAAAGATATCAATGTTATCGGACAAAGACAACAAGACTGGAATAAATATTACAAAGCCATGGAGGAGGAGATTGTCAAGTATTCGAAAGAAGTATTTTTAGAAAAAGATGAATTCCTTCAAAAAATGGCCGAACGGGATAAAGCTGACGCTGAAAAATGGCAGGAGCAATCCAACATCAACACCACTAACAAGGCGATCAAGGCCGCTGTCTATGTGCTGGCAGGAGCTGCGCTTTCTCTGATCATGGCCACGGCCTGGCAGATATACCTAACCGGTGGAATCCAGAATTATGCTGAATACTTGATGGGAAAATAATTTATAATGACCGAACAAACCTATACGGAGGAACAATGACACAGACGGCTTATGGATGGTATGCAATCCTGGATAACAAAATTCCAGTATACGAAGATCAACTTGTGGAAATGGTAGATCACGGCTTAACTGGTTTACAGATCGCAACCGCAAAAGGTAGTCACCAATTAGGCTTGGCCCAACAGCACACTGAAATAGCAGACAGCCTCGGTATTCCTTACAGCATTCTAGTGCGCACAGATCCAACAGATAAAGATGTTGCCAGGCAGGTGAAAGTTGCAGCATCTTCTTTGACGCTCAGGAATGCAAGTTCCATTTCTGTTCAGATGGATATCTTCTGGATGGATTGGAGGGAAATGATAGCCAGGAATACTCACAGTTCTAATGGTTATGTTCGAACACAACGATCTGATGCTCTCAATCGCTGGTATCGAGATTACTTGAAACGATTGCGCAAAGAGATCAATGACCCGGCCTTTGCGATTGTTGGCGTATCTCCTAAATGGTACATTCACAAATACTGTAGGATTCTTTCCAGTACAATTTCAACCATGTGTGATGCTTATATAGGCGAGGATCCCATGTTTTACGAACAAGAAGCACCTCTTGAAATGACCTGGGGTGAATTCGAAAGCAAGATATTATCTTATCAACCTCTGCGTATGAATATTCCTGGAACTATGAAGGTGGCAGGCTTTGAACTTGGGAGGTTGCCAGTCCTGGGATTTCCTGCTGTAAAAATAGGAGTTACTTCGACCATGAGTTTATTCGGCAGTTTGTCTATCATCGGCCAGGAAGCAGAAACAGAAATAGAAACAGGAAAGGAGGACGAAGAATCAGAGGAGCCCGAGGAACCCGAACCAGAAGAAGCGCCTGAAGAAGAAACATCTGAAGAAGAAGTATCCGAGAAGGATGAAGGAGAATCAGAATGATCAATTACGCACCTGGTGTTTATGTGGTCAAGGTTTTCAGATTGAATATTCGCGGAGCTGCTGACGCTACCCACAACGGAACGCTTATTGGCCAACAACTTACACAGGGTGAAAATGTTACTGTATTTGAAATCCTGGACGGAAAAGTATCAGGAGGTAAGGCAGTCTTTGGAAGGATTTCCCCGGTTGGAAGCAATCAACCAATGTATATTTGCCTTACAGATTTCAATCGTACCTTCGCTGAATACGATAGCCCGCTTATTACACAACCAATACCACAATCCAAAACAGACAGAGATTTTCTACGTTCACTCTATGCCTGGGCCGTTACTCAAGGGTATCAGGGTCCAGCACCCCTATAAAGGAGTATGCAAATGTTCGCTCATTCTCGCAAACGTCTTTTCTTAATGACAGTGGTCCTGGCTCTTGTTATGGCCATGTTCCTTGTCATCCCCGTCTTGGCCGCACCCGTTGGTTTTCAGGTCGAGGAACCCACCTTTGACTTTGGTGCGTTCCTTCAGAGTTGTACTGCCCTGTTCGCTACTTTGGTTGGTATCAACCAGTTCATTATGTTCCTGGTCAACTTCTTGAAAATGGTAAAGGTTGTTCCAGATGGTGGTGGCGAATCTGCTTATAAACTATTGAACGGTCTTGCCTTTGCACTCTTGTTGGCACAGCAACTATTCTTACCTGCGTTTGATGTATTGCAGATTGATAAAATTGCAGGTCTGCTTGCCCAGCTTGGCAGTATCGTTGTGCCGGCGCTGATCGCTATTGCTTTCCCGGCTGTCATGTGGTTGGGTGAGAAGGCTTATCAGGCCTGGCGAGGCTTCCCCGTTCTCGGATATTCTTACAGTGCCGGTGGCATGAAGGCACTGTTCTCTAAAAATGGATAACAGATAGTCACTTACAACTATCTGTGTCATAAAAAAGAGCGAGGGTATAGGACCTCGCTCTAAATTTTGCTCCACATTGTGGAGCATTTTTATTTTTTCTTCAGCATATTCTTGGTTGCTTTCTTGGCAACCGTAAACCAATCTTCAAGACGCGGCTTGGCATATTCTGTCAGCTTGAACACTACATCATCCACGATATCCTGAACAACAAAATCGATCGTGCCGTTTTGATTCTGTATCCTCAGCTGCATATCGTTGATAACTTGTGTCTGAAACATGGCTGGTAGTGGATGGCTTTGGTCAACTGCGTAAGCATCGATTGCCATATGGATAAAACGAGCTTCCGGAATAATCCTGCTAAGAACCTCGAAGGCAAATGATCTCTTGATTACTGTTCGGAATTCTTTGGGCTCAGGTATCTTGTCCCAGATACAGCTACCCTCCAACTTGCTCAAACCTCCCTGGTGTCTGATTTTTGCAGACCAGTTCAAAAGGATCATGTTCGTATCATTATCCAGAGGCGGGAAGGTTATGTACAATTCCTCAAAAGGGATGTTCAGGGAATCAGCAATAGCACGAATGGCATGCTGACCTTCACCAAGCCAAACATTTGCGTCTTTGGTAAGTGGATTATTCTTCATCGTTTATCCTTTCAGTATAAGTATCGATCAGATTCTTGATATCTTCTGAATAGTGATAGGCATCAAGTTCAAAAACTGGTCCAGTGGGCGGGATTGTATCAGCCAGGTATTTTATCTGTGGCCATATATGTCGAAAGATTTCAATCAGCGTCAAAGCCTCCCAAAGAGGATATCGAGCCTTAGAGTGTTTGACAATTGGCCGTTTACCATCCCATATCCATATAGCATATTTTTGCATCATAACGCTTTTTTCCTGTGTACGCACCCTGCGTATGTACGTCCCGTAGGGGAAAATCACAGGGTGCGCACACTAAAAGTGGGGAAGTCAGTTATCTTCAGACCATACGTCCTTCAGTGTTTCGAAATGACCGTAGCCAAGATTACGCATGATTTGAATGGCTTCATCAGTCTCTACCAGAACATAAGGATCGTTCGGTTTTGAACCAGCCTTTTCAATGATATCAAGTTGCAGGAAATATCCCATAATACGTTCCAGCTTTTTACGGCCTATCCTGTAAGTGGATTTCATGGCAGTCTGTGTGGTAGGACGATGATTAGAGAATGCCCTTGCCACGGTCATGATATCGCTTTGCCATTCTTCAGGAATATCAGTATGTACAACCTGAGTACCATCCGGACGTTCGATCTTGAAAACCAGCACCCGAGTGCTTGGAATATCAGGCTTCCCGTCAAAGTTCAGGTCGCCTCGTGCAATCATTTCACTCTTAACATTCCAACGCCATAGAGAAAATAGAAAAACAGCACTGGCCAGGGCAAATGAAATAAAGATATCCCACCAGAACCAGCCAACCCACAACTGGGTTTGCGCGAGAGAACCAACCAGACAGAACGAAAGCACGAACGCAATTCCAGTATGCCATATAGGAATCTTGGCAGCTACTTCTGTCTTGTGTACGATGTCACCGAATACGGCATACTGTTCGTGATCCGGACGCTGTGTCTGTTGTGGCTGAAAAGCTATATTACTGTTTCGCATCTCGATATCCTTCTATCAAATCTTCGAGGTATTTCTTGATCGTAGTTTCATCGGTCAAGGGTTGACCAGGAATTACTATATCAGTATTGGCCATGGCTTCCGCAACTTCTCCATGAGAGGACACCAAGCCAGTCTTACGCATATTACTCAGCATCACAGAAGCCAACAATACTTCCCGGTTGATCTCTTTCATCTGTACATCACCGGCAGCATTTTCGTTTAGCTTTGTGATAACACGACTAGTTTGAACGTCCACAATACTCCATTCAGATTTGAATCGACTATGCTTGATGTTGATACCCAAAGCATTTTCAATCTTGTCGGTCCAGGTATTACTGTTACTGGACTGTGGAAGCTGGTGCATAAACGGACGAGCAAGACGAGTTTGCGGGTCAATTGGAATTAGATTACTACGAATAGTCATCCATTGAGCCATTGAATTTGCGCCGGCATCAATCACAATCCATGCACCTCTGGATAGCGCCAGGCCACCGACCACAACCACCATAAACATACTGTACAGAAACCAGGTGCCCAGTTTGACAATTGTTCCTTGCCATTTACTACGTACCTGTTTCCAGTATTCTTTTTTGGATACTTCAAAGTTGTGCATTTCAGAATCTTGCAAGCGCTCTTGTGCCATGTTCTGGGCAGTTTGATCAGCAAGCAATTCAGTCTGATACTTTTGCCCCTCAGCCTTTATTTGGGCGGCTGTTTGATAGTTGCAAGAGGTAACCAGAAAAGCAAATACAGATATCAATAAAATTTTCAGTGTAGTGTTCATGTCAATGTCTCTAACTTTTAATAACTTACAGGTCGTTTCAGTATATATCTATTCCTTAGCTTGGATGGATCCAGAACAAATCCGTCCTCATTGGATTTTATTTTTATTCTCTTACCAGGGCAGCGCCTATTCTTACAGGGCTTCCAAAGCCTGTGTTGGGTTTGCATCTCGATTTCATTCAGCTCAAGTTCTTGTCCACAATAAGGACAATAAGCAAAGTCCATTTAGATGTCCAAGATATTTTTGACAATACGATAGCCGATAGAAGATGGTTCAACATAATCCGGGATTGCCCAATTTTCTGTCAGCAATAGTATCTTGATTACAGTTCCATTATGCAATACCAGTTCAGTGTTTGATGGATTACTACGTTTGGCATCCATGTCACCAATGAAAAGGTCAGACAGATGAATATAAATTGCCGACTTCAGGTGTTCAATTACAGAGTCAACCAGTATGAAGATGTAACTATATTTCTCTACAGCTCTACGCATATTAACGGCAAATGGTTTAGCACTGATATTGACCAGGCTTTCCTCGATCGTCAGCGCCGGCGCACTCTCGCTATGCAAGTGACCATTTTCAATAAGCCATTGTCTTGCCGTCAATCTGTTTTCAAGTGGCAGCTTACTACACAACATGATCTCTCTCTTGAATTCAACCAAGGCAACTTCTTCAGAAACGACTTCTCCGTTCATGTTCTTTCGGAATTTCCATTCATCGAAGTCATCGATCAGTAACGTGGTTTCCAGTGGGAGCGGTGAATTTCTAACGATTTTCCTATTCATGTGTATAAAACCTTTCTCAGTTCATCTGTAAAATGCTTCAGGAAAACAAGATACTTCTGCGAAAGTGTTTCTCTATCACTGACAGCAATCCAAAGATCGGAGTTTTCTTGATATGGGAAACCTGGTTCAATCCTTACTTTTGTTTTTGTTTCAAGATTATCAGCACTCCATATTGTGATGATGCGTATGGCTTTTGGATAACGATAGGCACTAATCAAACAATCACCTAGCTCTCTGGAATAAGCCTCACCGATTTGAAGCATACTTACTTGATGGGCTATCCTTTGAATGATTGCATCTGCATCTTCCTTGGTGAATGTATTGTCAGCAGATATTCTAAGATGTGAGAATTGATTGTCGATTTGCATAAAGTAACCTGTTCAGTGCAGCGTTTGCCCGGTTGATATCGAGCATAAATTCCGAGGTGTTCTGTAAATAATCTCCCATCCCAAGCACGAAGTCTCTTACATTATCCACACCTTCATGCTTGATCAGATAGACAAGAGTCAGTAAACGATTGTCACCACCTTCAGCTCGTTGGTGGCATAACCCCGAATGAACCCAACCGCAATTGGCACGAGTATGTATTGCTAGTTGGGCCTCATCCGGAAGCGAACGCACGATTTGTCTGGATATAACAATCTCGTGCAGGTCAAATCCTCTATCATTCAGCGGTGTTAGTTTCCAACAATAACAGCATTCAACCCTTGGGCGGGCCGGATTACTTCTCTCGACTCTGTTCAATAAGGAGTTTCTTAGCTTTTCGCGCTTGCTCCAAAGTTGACTTTGTAAAGTATCCGAGTCTGTGTACAAGTTCTGGTCCTTTGCCATTCAGAAAATAATCTATCAGTACACTGTGCATCCAACGGGTAATGCGAGTATCTTTTGAAGATGGGCCATACTCACTCAGCTCAGAATTCTCGCCAGGAAACCCATCCATCGCATATTCGACCGACCATCCCACTATCAGGGATAAGCACTGGTATCGATCCTGACCTTCCAGGTCCATTAGACCAGTGAGATAGCCAACCTGCTTTTGGGTATGTTTATCATTCGCTGTAAACCAGTACCCAGTTGGAGGATTCTCAAAGTTGATCTTCAGGGCTTCCAGTTCGTTGACTATCCAGGGCAGGTTCTGCGGTTCCGGATTGATCTTCTCCAACAGCTCCAATTGGTAATCGTTCAGTTCTGGTGACTGGTTTATGGGCATTGACATAGGCTTTTCCTTTATCAGTGGTCACGAATATACCACCACGGACATTCAGCTTCTCAACATATCCATGTTCTACTAACCAATCTTTTCTCTGAAGCACAGTAACATGAGATACATTCAGCAATTGTTTTCCGATCTGACGCAACGAACGAGGGATAGGCTTGCTCAACTCTATCAATATGGTCAGATCTCTTTCGTCTAATTCTTTCTTTTCTCTAGGCATTTTTTAGTCCTTTCTTGTTGGTATACTACCATATTGTAGCTTATTTTTCATCTAATAACAAAGTTGGTAGGATTGAATCTGAAACAAATACTTCAACCTTGACCTTACCGCTACCAACCTCTATGTTTGATAGTAAACCAACCAGTTCTATCACCTTTTCAGATGACAGATTGGCCACAATAGAACGTGCTGCACTTTCCATATCCTCTTTATGGATAGCGATCCTGGGAGGATAGCTTCTTTTTTTCAATAATCTATCTTTCCAAATATGCGGAACCTTACCAGTATGGTAAATAGATGACAGTGTTCCACCGGGAATTGGCTCAAAGGTTTTCCACTGTTGTTGGATGTCCGTCCAGGCCAAACCCAGGTCATCATGCAGTTTTTTTAATTCTTTTTGTACGGCTTTCTCTGAAGCGAACGACCCTTTAGGGATGATTGTATTCTCAAGAGACGATCGCTTCACACGCTCATTCTCAGACGTTGTGAGGGGGGTATTTGTCACTTGGTCCTCCATTTCTAGCAAAATCGATTCTTATTTTTTCAAAGGAATCATTTTTCCATCTGATATTGAATAGGAATGCGTCCAATCTCGACTGTTATCAAGCAGTTCCAGAAAGAAATAAATAGTACCCATTCCATTCAAGAGATGTTGATAAGCTATGATCTCTTTGGTATCCTCAGTTTTCATCAGGTTCTCAGGTTTCCAATAGCCTTTGATGTCAAATTCGTTACCTGCTCCTATGATAAGTACAAAGAAATCTCCACGGTTGTGTGAGAGTCTATAGGTTTTGCTCTCAACTTTTGAATAAACAACCTGTATTTTATAGTGGTCTTTACTAATCAGAGGAGTATCGGGTAACTCCTCGGGCATGGGTGGGTACACATTCAGGGCTTTAGCTACTGCCCAGATAGCAGCTACACCATCCAGATCGCCTATTGCCAGCATTTCACCTACAGTTAGTGTTACTTTCATGTCAGTTTCCTTTCAGTTTATGGGAGTCATGGCTTTTTGTTTTTCCAAAAGCTCCATGTAGAGTTTGGCAGCGTATCTGCACATACGATCACAGGCCACGTTATGAACTGATACGGGATTTCCTCGCTTGCCGATACCGGTTTCAAGTTGCATTTGGTTGGGATGCCCATCCAAATGAGTCTGTTGAATACTTTCCCAGTTGACCAATCGTGAACGTAAGGCTTCATATCCTTTCATCCACATCTCAGGAATATTGGTCCATTTATATCCCCAAAACAAACGACCCAGGGATACCTTGCTATCAGAATACACATGTCCGTACCACGTATCAGGCACCCGAGAGAGCGCAAACAACAATGCCGCCATTTCAGTTTGATTGCTGGTTACCAGTCTGCGGTACTTAGGTTTCACCAAAATATCATCAGTGTCTTTGGGAAGAACATATCCATACAGATCTGTTTTTGTGCCATCTGCATGCAACAATCTGTACGCCCATGTCCCCCCTAGGGGGGATGGATTCCTTCCAACTACACCGCCATCAGTGTAGATTGCAGTAATCTTTTTAGGTTCAGGGTTTGGGGGCTGGAATAGGTCCACTTTGTGTTCCTTTGTATATGTCACCGAATTTGGCCTGGCTTCCAAAGAATGCCATGGTTGTTGTGTCTAAGCCACCATAACGGGCTTTCCGTATCTTGATACGGCGCTGGTCCGGAAGAACATCCCCGGCACCATTATCAATTGTCTGTACTTCTATGATCAGGTCGCCATCTCTGTCTGAGTCTCTCGAATGCAAGACCTCATTGATATCATTCAGCTGGGCAGCGGCAATTACACTGACAGGATGAGGAGTGCCGTCTTTATTCTTGAGAATGTTTCCTTTGGCCAGTGCAGCCAGGTTCTTGCCATAGCGGGCTACATTGTCAGTCATCCCGCGTGGATTATCGACACGTCCTAATTGCAGATAATCCTGTAACAGTACATCCGGAAGCGGGTCAAGTGCTTGAAGCGTAGCCACAAGATCATCCCAATCGTACAAACCTTCTGACCAATATCCATGGAAGTCTCGCAAATCTCTTGCAGCATCAGAGAGTTTTGGCCAATCACCAGCCTCAAGGGTTACATCCCTGAAGCGAATTCGGTTGATGTTCCCAATATTGGCCGCTACTTTTTGAGCCAGAATCATCAGGCTTTCTTCCAATGACACGTATATGAATGGGACTTTCTTGTATCCCAATTCAATAGCGGCAGTATTCAGGAAGCTAGACTTTCCAGAACCAGGCTTGCCATAGATCAGACTGTACCAATCTCTACCCCACCCACCTACAAAGCGCATGAACCACGGTGACGGGAACGAGAACCCCCGGTATGCTGCGGGATCATCGTGCATCTTCTTTGTTGTGCCTTCAAATTCATCTGCTAGGAGTTGACTTGTTACTGTTCTGCTCATTATCTTTTTTCCTGACGCCAGTCTTTACCTGCCATGGCCAGCCATCGGACAATTTTTATATCTGTTAAGCGTGAACCTGTGCGAGGTATACCGTTTCTTTGCCAAATCTCTTTTGCCATTTTGAAAGGAAAATTGGTAGAAACTACAGTGATGAAATCAAAATACCGATTTGCTCTGCCCCGAAATTGAATAATGGAATCTATCTGAGAAGCAATCCATTTGGATCCATACTCCAATCCCAGGTCATCGATGATAAGTATCGGATGATGTTTCATAGCAATCAGCATCTTTTGTATCTTTTCATTGTCAGACTTCATAAACGAAAACAGTTTTTCTTCAAGGTCACTTGCCACTACGTACATAGCCCAGGGATACCAGGCTCTCATCATGGCATTCAGCATATATGTTTTACCAGTGCCAGTCTTGCCACTAATCACCAGCCACTTATCAGGTCTTTCTATCCAGTTTGAAACAAACCTGAATGTTTCTTCAAATTTTTCCTGTTCTTCTTTGCGTTCTTTTGGAGGCAACTTGATATCAACAACATCATGGCTCATATTCTTTAGATGTCTGGGACTCCAATGAGAAGCCCAATCATCATTAGCTTCATCAAAGCCAATAACATTACGTTCCGGACTTCCATAGCGCCGGCGAAACAACCAGCACAAACAGTAGTAATACCCGAAGTCATCTCTACGTGTCCCACTACCTTTGCAGAAAGCGCATTCAGAATTGTTGTATTTCATCCTCATGTATTCCATCAACAAAGCCTCAGAGGACATAATGGTTATGCCATAGTCATGCAAGGACTTGCCAATCTCTGGATAATGTTTTCCATGCAGAACATCATTCCAGAATAAAAGCGATTCCATTGTAGATGGAGATTCAACATCATCGAGATACAACGATCTAATAATCGGGGAGGTCATAATACTCACTTGTATCAACTTCCTGTCTTGCTTTCGGGCTTCCTTTTTTATTGAAAGATGCCAGGTTATCAGGATTTCGAATTGCAGATAGCAGACTGGCAAACTTGATCGCAATAACACCCCCCTTGTTCTTGTCTTTTGCCCAGGCTATCTGTACTTTGATATAGTCATCAGGATATTTGCGCTGACCATCAACCATCTTTGACAGAATGGTTTTGGTTTTCTTGTTTGTTGCTCGAGTAGGATAATATTTCCGACCACAAGCATTCAGCATTTCAGTTTCAATATCAGTTTCCGGATAGCGCCAGGCGTCATCCTCAAAGGGATCTGCTACATATCTGGGCTCACTCATTTACTTGTACCTCCAACAATCAGGTTCTATAATAATCTCCCTGTTCTTGATACGTTCTTTCTTCGCCTCTGCCAGTTTTGCTAGATATTGTGCTTTAGAAAGTGTGAAATGCGTGGGGTCACTTGAGCATTTCCATCCAAGTTTCTCGCCGAAGGTTCCATTACGGTTAGGGTCATACTCAATATCCGCATGGCATATCGGACAATCTTTCGGCCATTGGCTTAGGGCTTTCTTTTCATCAAGATGAAGCCTTATCACATCGAAATAGGTAAGCCATTCATGCGGATTGAAATTCGAAAACCCAGCAGCTTTTAGAATAGACTTGACCTCATCCTCATCAAGATCGAACACTACCTCCATTCTCTCGAACAGTTTTTCATAAGTGTACGGACCAGTTTCTAATGGTTGCGGCACTCTCAGTACCTGGCCACCACCATCGCTTGCTCGTTCTGCTTCAGTAGATTTCCTTGGTTCATAGTATGTGGTCATAAGAAAAAGAGAGGGCATCCCCCTTATGCCCTGTGGGTTTCAGTTTATTGGCTTTGTTCAATCATCCATTTTTTGGCAGCTTCACGAACAGCAGTTTCACCTTGAAGATTGGCCGCGTTGATCTCGTTTGCAATTGCAACTGCTTGACCAGTATCCACTTTCAACTCATCCATAATCCACTGTAGGGTATCAGGAGTCTTGCTGGTGTTTCTACCAGTTCGAGCAGGTGGCTGTGTTTGCGCTCCACCTTGTGGAGCCGACTGCGTTTGCTTCTGCGGTTGCGGAGTATTTGGAGAGGTGGCACTCTTTTGCTGGGTGATAGGAACCTTGGTGGTGGCATCCAGTATCTTGATACCATAAAAGTCCTCAGCATCCGGACTGAAAATACCACCAATGCCAGCTGCCATAATGACAGCGCTCACGAAAGCACGTTTCTGTGCCATCTTGTTGACTGTATTGGCCACGTCAGCTGGGTCCGGGTTCTTGATCTTTCCGACCTGTTGTTCAGTAATGGCCGGATCATCGTGAGCAAACTCCGCACCGCAACCACCCTTATTGGCCCAACAATACCATCCGGGAGGAGCATTCGGATCGCTACGAGGTGGGTACTTGCTCTTGCGGATTTCAGTAGCACCGCAATTCGGGCAGGTCAGATGACCACCACGATAACGGTACTTTGTTTCCCAGGAATTGCAGGAACCGATTGCCTCACCAACTACATGACCACCCCAATTGATTCGGCACAGGTATTCATAGAAGAAGAACGGCTCACCATCATGCTCTTTACCGGTCCAATCCAAAACCATAGTCCTGTAATCTATCGGGAACGTAGGCACAAAACCAAACCAGGTCTTGACCCGTTCAGCTCCGGACTTGAAC